CTCCGGGCGGGCATGAGTCGCGGGTGGGCTGGTGGTGGTGGTGCCGGTCTGGGGGCGATGGGCAGGGTTGGGGGGGCATTGGGCAGGGTTGGGAGTCTGGCGTTCAACCAGCCGTCCACGACCGGAGCGGCGGGTGCTCCGACGAGCAGTCTCGGGGAGCTTGCCCAGTCACCGCCAACCGCCAGTGGCGGTGCTGTTGGCGGTGGTGGCGGTGGCGGTATCGGCGGCATGGTAAAGGGCCTCGTGGGTCCGTTTCCGCACGAGAAGGCACTTGGGGCTCTTCAGGGCCTCCTCGAACAGAAGAAGCAGGCGCAGGCCGCAGGCTTGATGGGAGAGGGGATGCAGCCCTTCGGAAGGGTCAACTACTTCACAGGCGGGATGTAAGATGCCAATCGACTGGTGGAGAGGTAGTCCTGCCATTCTGGAGTCGCAGCGGTACCAGGCCGAGCGGGAGCTTCGTTCGATAGGCAACATCGCTGGCGGTGTACGTAGTGGCTACGACTCATGGCAGAAAATGAGGGACAAGCAGGAGCAGGAGAAGGCTGCTCTGATTCGAGCGTACCATCGGAGTCCCGATCAGCTTGCGGCTGCGTACTCCGACTCCCAGTCGAATGTGACCCCGGAGGTTCAAGACGAATCGTTGCTGGAGCAGGGCGGTGCTTCGGTCGGGCCGTCCACGGAGGCTCGTAACGTCAGCGGTGCGAACGCTCCAGGCACTGGAGCCGGAAGCACCCCTCCGGAAGAGACTCCGATCAGTCGTGCCATAGCGCAAGGTCGTTCCACTGCCGCTGTCGGGGAAGGCCCATTCACCGGGGACGAGCCTGACATCGTGCGTGCCATGCGGAGGATCGGGGCCTTGATGAGGATCCCGGGAGTGAAGCCGACTCAACCGGGTCTGTCCACGGCGCAGCAGACTGCTGCGATCAGTGGGGACCTTGACGAGATGGCAGACGAGGCGGTCAGAGTCAGAGCCTTCAGCCCGTTGCTGGAAGTGACGAAGGATCCCGTGGCGGCAGCTCAGTATTTCGCCCCGAAGACTTACGGGACGTTTGGAGTGCCAGCCACTGCCGGTGGAGGTCGTGAGCCACGGGCGTTGTCGAGGATGAGCGAGGCTGCATTGATCGAGCACCAGGCCGAGCTGTACGCCCTGGAGGAGGGTCGGAACTACGTCACCACTGACGACCGGAGACGTGCCGTGAAGGACTTCCACGACCGCCAGGCAGGATCGTCCGGGGAGTACGTGCAGGAGGTGACGAAGGAAACCCAGTACGTGAACCGTGTGACTGGCAAGCCTACGGATCAGTATGACCCTGACGCGACGGAGGTAACTAACCAGAGGACCACGAGGACTCGACCTGGCAACGAGCCGCCTCCTCCGCTGGGGGAGCCTCCACCGCAGTTCGAGGAGGAGCCTGAGGAGCACTACGTTCCCGGCACGAGGATCCCACTGTTCAGGAAGCGGCCAAAGTAGGTGCAGCGATGCCGTATGATCTGGTAGATCCGAACGAGTTTGCAGCCAGCATTCATGGGCTCTCGAACATTCGGGACCGGAAAGCTGCGGCGCTTCCCGACACGGTTCAACGACTCACTCAGAAGGCAGCTCAGCGTCGAGCGGCTGGTGACGTTCCGGGCGCGAGTGAGCTAGAGGCTCGTCTTCAGGCGTACTCGGCGGAGGGCATGTCTCCTCGTGAGGAAGCTCTCGAATACTACGACCGGGCTCGCGAGGTGACTGAAGGTGCGAAGGGACCAATCGAGCAAATCCCTGCTGGTCTCGGGCGTGCCTGGGGGGAGTATGTCGAGAAGCCAGCGGAGCTGGCCGGATCCCTGGCGGAGATGGGGGTCAAGAAGTACGTCTCCGACTTTCCGGTTGCTGGTATCAACGTCTCTCCGGGGACGATTGCGGGAACGATGGCTCGTGCGGGAATCGAGTATGCGCCTGCTGCTGCTGCGGCGGCAGTGACGGAGGGTGCTCTCGGCTTGCCGGCCATTGCAGGCAAGGCTGGTGCTCTCGCACGAGCACTCAACCTGGGCACGATGTTCGGCCTTCAAGATGCGGGGATGCAGAAGCTGAAGCAGGCGGCTCAGGAGTCACCCGCTCCGGTGAGCTTCGCGCCCGGGGAGCCAGCGCAGCCTCGTAAAGAAGGTTGGAAGTGGAATCCAGAAACGAGTCGATACGACTGGCAGTCCAATATCGGGCCTGCCGAGCCTGACATCGAGTTTCCGATCAAGAGTGAGCATCCGACTCAAGACGTCATCGCAGCCGGGTTGACCGGAATGACAGCGGGTGCCGCAGGACAGCTTCTATTCGGGGAGGCCATTCCCGCCGTGTTCCGAAGGGCGTTGGCACCTTTCAGGAAGGCAGCGCCTGAAGTGGGCAGCGAGATGGCTCCTGAGCTGGCTGCTAGTGTGCAGACTCCAGTCAAGCCATCGGCTACCGAAGCTCACCCGGGCAGCTCGCAGGGTGTCTTGCAGCGGTTGGGTCAGCGACTTGGGATCGGAAGGCGGGAAGAGCCGGCCTTCGCGGGACTGAAATACAACCCTCAAACCAAAGCTTGGGAGCAGGCTGGGAGGCCGCCAGCAGAGCCACTGGCGGCACCTACACCTCCGACCGAGCCGGCTCCGCTAGGACCGGCTGAGCCCCTAGCTGGAGCTGTTCCACCAGAGCCGGAACTCCGGTACGACTTCGCCACGAAGACGTGGGTTCGTGGTGAGGCTCCTCCGGGGCCTGCGCCCGAGCCGATCAGGGGTCCACTTCCCCCCGAGCCCGAGATTCCGGCAGGACCAGCCGAGCCCCTGGCGGCTCCTAGTCCGGAAGATGCCTTTTGGGGACGGACCCTGCGTGTCGGGGGCCGAGGTCCCGGGAGGACTGAGTACCTTTCAGACTTCAGGGGCCGGTTCCCAAGGCACAGGGTCCGGGAAGTCGAGTCGAGGCCGTTCCCACCTGAGCCGGTACCGACTCCTACCGGGCCTCCGGCAGAACCTGGGTTGCCTCCTCCGATAGAGCCAGGACGCGAGCCTCTTTACAGTGCTCTCTACAGAGCTGCTGGGGCAACGCCGGAGGAGCCACGGGGTATGCGAGTACCCCCAGTCGGACCCGCCTCTGCCTTGCAACGTCCGTTGGAGCCCATCGTAGAGGTGCCTCCTCCAGTCACCCCACCTGAGGGACTTGAAGGTCCGAGCTTCGGTGCTCAGTATGAGATCCCGAGCCTTCAAGCCATTTCCCGGGCGCGTCGATACCGTCCGGGCGGATTGCCGGCTGCGGCATTCGAGCCCGGAGTCTTACCTACAACCCGCCCTAGAGCGCCGCTTCGGTCACTGACGCAGGCCGAAGCGGCTGCAAGGGCCGGCGTCGAACCCGAAGTGGTGCCACCCCCGGAGGTCGTTCCGGAACCTACGCCCGAGGTACTGCCCAAGATCGAGCCCGAGACTCCGCTACCACCTGACCTGGTGGCTACTCCACCTGAGGAGGTCGGTATCCCTCCTCCAGCACCGGGACATAAGCCTCCCGCAGCCCCGCCGCCGAAGGCTGAAGCTCCACCACGGGAGCCTGGCCTAGCGCCTCCTGAGGAGTACCCTACCGAGAAGGACAAGCTGAACTTCGAGCAGTATTTCCTGAGTCAGAAGCCTGAGTATGGCGGAGTGTACGACCCGAAGCTGGCGAAGGCCGATCCCGACTACGAGACCATTCTCTCGGACTTCCGGGGTGAGTACCTTCCGGTACCCAAGACGAAGGTTCAAGAACTCAAGCAAGCCATTGCCGACAACGAGTACACGGTACAGACCGGCAGGAACCGCATGGGCATCCAGTTGCCGGCACAGGCACGGGAATCCGCACAGCGATGGGCCGGCGAGCTGAGGGAGCGTCTTGCAAAGTTGCAAGCCACGGAAAGGGCGCTCAAGGCGAAGGTGCCTCCAGGGGTACCCACACAGGAAGGTGGCCGCCCGTACTTCGTCACCGAGGCGATCCGGAAGTATCGTGCCAGCCAGAAGGATAAGGACATCACGGACTTCTGGTTCTGGAGGACTCAGGGGGATCGGAAGCAGAAGTTCGAGGACTTCCTCGTGCAGAGCAAGGACCCGCTCGCTTCGGAGGCTGGGTCTCCACAGTCCCGGTTCACTGCGTATGTGAAGCGAGAAGCTGCCAAGACTCCTACAGAGGCTCCTCCAACCGAAGCGCCGACAGCCCCCAGCATCAAGTTGGGAACGACCCCGGAGAATCCGATTGCGACGGTGGACGAACTGCTCAACGAGGTGGGTCGTGTTGGTGGCCCGAGCCCGGCAGAGAGTTACAAGGGTGCAGCCGATGTCGTTCACACCGCGAGCCCGGAAGGAGATCCGAACCTTGAGTGGGGCACCCTGTCCTCTCCGGCTGGAAAGAAGGTCAAGGGTGCGTGGGCGAGTGTTCACGTACCGGCTCTGGGCAAGCGTGTGGTCTGGGATCCTCAGTCGTATCGCTGGATTGCTGAGGATGCGTTCCTGAAGGGTCGTAACGTCAGCGTCGAGAGGATGTTCTTGAAGGCGGAAGTGGATGACTTCTACAAGGTGGCGGGTGAGGCACCGACACCACGCCTGCTGACAACCTTCCGACGTCCGGAACCCACGGCGGAACCTAAAGAAGCCAGCGAGTGGCTGACGGAAGGTGCCAAAGGCGCTTATTCCGTTGGTGACGAGACTCAGATCGGCATAGCCGGGGAGAGGAATCCTCAGCGGGGGAGGTGGGAGCTGGTCGATGTGGCCGATCCGATAGCGTCCCACGATTTAGACTTTCGTCCCAATCCTGCCTTTCCGAAGGCGTTGCAGCGCCGTAATCGCGACCGGGTAGCGTCCAAGCAGCAGGTCATGGACCTGTCGAGAGAGGATCGGTTCGACCCGATGCAGCTTGGACACGCTCCAACTGGTGACGTTGGAGCTCCGGTGCTTGGACCGGACGACCTAGTGGAGTCAGGCAACGGACGGACCCTCGTGTTGCGGAATATCGTCGGCAAGCCGCAGATGACGGCCTATCAGGAATGGCTGACCTTGAACGCTCGCACCTTCGGGCTCGACCCTGCCGTAGTGCAGAAGATGATTGCGGAGGGTCAGGTCCCGATCCTCATTCGTCGTCGTTTCGGAAAGCTGTCCATGAAGGAGCGGGCAGAACTGGTTGCCAAGTGGAACGTCTCTTCGGTTGCGGAGATGAGCGAGACCGAGTTGGCAATGGACGATGCGGCCAGGATGACCCCGGAGCTGGTCGGGTTGGTCCAGTCGGTAGAGACTGGGGATCCCATCGAGGCGGCCAGCAACGCTCCGTTCCTGACGGCATTCGAGGACCGTATCGTCAGCACTTCCCAGGTAGGCCGTTTCAAGGATGCTAAGGGGAAGATCTCCGCTGCCGGGATGCGCCGGGCAAGGACCGCGCTATTCGCATACGTGTATGGAGGTGCCGATCCGGAGCGCACGGCTCTGCTGGCCCGCATGGCGGAATCCACGAACAACGAGATCAAGAACATCACGAACGCTCTCACGATGGCAGCTCCGAAGTTCGCACGTCTGCGGGCAGACGTTGCCAAAGGGGAGCTGTACGAGGCGGCTGATCTGGGCAATGAGCTGGCGCGAGCTGCTGCCACGTATGCCAACATCAAGCAGACCCCGGGAGCGTCGATTGAAGGGTGGCTGAAGCACGAGGATCTGGTCAGGCCGATCTCCGACGTTGACCGGCTCCTGGTGCGAATGTTCTCCGACAACTCGAAGAAGCCGAAGACTATCGCTGACATACTGAATCAGTATTCCAGGGTGGCTGAGGAAGCTGGGCACCCGGGCCAGGGGAATATGTTCGGTGCCGGTGGCAATCCGGACAAGGCCAATATGCTGCGTACCGCAATCGACCTGAGCAACAACGGTGGGGACGCTGCTGAGGTTGCTGCGTCGAACGAGGCGGTGGGTAGTCAGAAGCTCACCGACGACAGCGTGGCTCAGCTAGAGGCACGGAGCAAGGCCGAGAAGGCTGGTGGGCAGTTCGGAGCTGCTGACCTTACCGAGGCGGAGGCAAACCTGCTCAAGCCGGAACGGAAGGGCAGGAAGGGAAAGGTCATCACGAAGAAGGAGCCGAAGGGCGGCACCGTGGCGATCCCCAGGACGCCTGATGAGCTGAAGGCTGTTGCTCAGGCGCTGGCTCACGAAGCCGGCATCAAGTTCGATCCGGTGGTTTTCGATGAGGCAACAAGTGACATCCCGCGCTGGCTGTGGAAGTTCCTGGGACCGGACTTTCTGACGCGCCGGAGCGAGCACCAGTTCTGGTTCAACATCTTCCGGATGTACCAGAAGGCTACCGACAAGGGCACGCGGCTCAGGCGTATGTTCCTGACCCAGAGTGGCAGGGTGCCGTTCTGGGGGCGTACCCCGCAACCTCCGAAGGAACTGGCTGCTGCGTGGAGGAAACTGTCTCCGAAGCTGGTCGATGTCGAGGAGGCTGCTGGAGCTGCCCTCCGACGAGACAAGGTGCTCGATGCGATGCGGGGACTGATTACTCGCGATCAGCTCCGGGCACAGGCTGGTCGCGACGGTGTGGCCGCATACGACCTGTTCCAGAGAGTGCCGAAGGCAACACGTCAAGGTGTCCTCAAGACGCTCATGCGGCCTGAGATACCGGAAGGGTTCATTCCCGTCTGGCGCAGGGTTCCGTGGGGGGAGCGGGAGAAGGTGATCGAAGCCTTGTCGGAAGCTGACACCCTGGAGAGCCTGGCGGAGCGCAGCCACACCGTGGCGGAACTCCGTGAGATGGGCCTGAGTGACGCCGGCATCGTCGCCTACCGGAGAACCCAGGAGCTGCTGAGCGAGGCCCTGCGGACTGTGATCAACCCGTTGCGGAAGAGGCTCGGGATGAAGCCTCTCGTGGGCCGTAAGAACTACCTGCCCCACAAGTGGCTTGGCAACTGGGAGATTCGGGAGCTGAAGCTGACGGTGCCGAAGCCGAAGCCTGGAGCCCCGCAGGGTAAGCTGTTCGAGCCGTCTCCTCCTGGTGGCGAGCCAGCTCCGGAGTGGACTGTTGGTCGTGCAGTCATGACCGAAGACGGCATGACGTTCGACACGGAGCATGAGGCGCTAGTTGCCGCGTACAAACTCGTACAGGCTGACCCGAATGCACGATTCAAGATCGTGCCGTCCTTCTATGCTCGGGCTGTGATGGAGGAACTGCCGGATACGGTACACGCCCGGGCTCTTGGGATAATGCTCAAGCGGCTTGGCAAGATAATGGAGATCTCAGACTCCGAGATACGGGAAGCCTCGAAGGCTGGGGTGCAGCCTCGTGGGTTCCCTGCCCACTTCGAGCGCCGTCTGGGGGCGAAGGGTTACAACAAGCGGGAGATGGCTCAGGTCATCGAGAATTACCTGGGGCAGTTGAGCCGGTACGCTCCTATGAGAGAGGCCCGGGAAGCCGCTCATCTCCTGCTGGAGTCCCCGGAAGGCATCGCTCTCCGGAACAAACAGCCTGAAATAGCGGCGGCGATGGATCGCTATATCCGGTCATTGCACGGGGGTCAGACGGAGGCGGAGCGGGTGGTGGACTCGTTGCTCAAGAGCGTTCCCCTCCTCAAGAGTCGTCTTGGTATGCGACCCACCCGGGAGGTTAGCAGTGCCGTTAGGCAGGCGGTCTCCCAGATCAAGTTGGGCCTGTTCAGCACGGCCTACATGATCACGAACCTGACCCAGTTCGTGACACACGCCGGGCCTGTCCTGGGGCCGACGTATGCCGCTCGCGGTGCGAAGATGTATATGCGGGCCATCTTCAACCCGAACGGTCCCGAAGGTCGGTTGCTGTCCCACCTGTCCCGCCGTGGCCTGATCGAGCCGATGTTCCTGAGTGGCGAGGCTCCAACCAGGGGCCTCAAGGTCGGTCGCACGCAGGCGGTAGGGAAGGCGATGGACGTCGGGACCTGGCTACTCGACCAGGCGTTCTTTGGCACCAAGGCAGAGCACTTCAACCGGGGTGCCACGTTGCTGGGAGCGTTCGCCCGGCTTGTCGAGAGAGGGTTCAAGGCACCAAGCGAAGCGGTGGGGAAGGTCAGCCCGGCACAGGCGAAGATCCTCCAGGCGCTAGAGGCTCGCCTGCGGTCGATGGGCCTGAAGCCTGGCAAGGCGGTCGGTAACGACCGGCTGGCACTCATGGCAAGCGACCTGAAGCAGTCGGAGTGGGAGTGGATCCGGTCCACCGCGAACGGGGACAAGATCAACCACGACGTCATGCAGGCCATGATGGAAGCCATCAACAACAAGGTAAACTTCCAGTACCAGCGTGGTGCCAGGCCGGAGCTGATCCGTGGTCCGTTCGTGGAGCTGGCGAACCAGTTCCGGATGTTCAACGTGGGCACGATGCAGCTCTGGAAGAACCTCGCGGAATACGGTGCTCATCAAGGTGGCCTCAAGGGGTACGCACCTCTGGCTGGACATCTTGGTACGGTATTCGCACTTTCGGGAATCCTGGGGTTCCCGTTCTTCCGGCTGTTCGACTCCATCGTGCGTAACCTCAGCGGCCAGAAGCTTTCCCCGATGGACTACTTGCTCACTCAAGACATTCCCCAATCCGTGGTCCGGGGCAGTCCCGCCCTGCTGGGAATCGACGCAAGCCGGCGACTGGGCTACGGAGACATCTCTCCGGAGGAAGTGTCAGACCTAGCAGGTCCAGCCATGAACACCGTGGCTGACATCCTGGGGGACATGGTTCGGCTCGACCTGGATATGGCTGCGAGAGAGCTGGCGGTTGGTCCTGGCAATCTGTATGCGGCCTGGAGGAGCTGGCGGGACCACAGCGTGCGGGAGAGGAGCACCCGGGCTCGGACCCGGTACATACCCACGGAGTCGGAGCTGCTTGCCAGGGCCATCGGCTTCAGGCCGATGTTCGAGTCGCGGTGGGCAGATGAAGTCCGGATGCAACGCCGCAAGGAGACAAGGCTCAAGTGGGATCGCTCCACGGCGATAGACGAGGCGATCCGTCTCGTTGACGAGTACGAGGGGGCGGAGAGGGCGGATCACTTACGAGCCTTCTTCAAGGAGCTGCACGACCAGAAGATCCCGGTGACCATGAAGGAGGTCATGCAGGAGCGGGGTCGGAAGAGGGTTCCCCAGGCCCTTCGTCAGGTTCCCCTGATACCGAAGGCGCTTCGGAGGGAGTACCTGGAGCGGGCTCGTCCCATCATGGAGCAGCAGCGGCAGCAGTACCGCCAGGTCGAGGCTTTGAGGAGGGCTCAGCAGTTCGGAGCGGAGCCTCGGCCATGATTCCCAGCTTCCTGAGGGATCGGTACGCCAAACTTTCGGAACGGTATCGAACTCGGGGATGGGATCCCCCCGAATTGCCTGGTAAAATCGAAGAAGCGGCGAATGTGATCTACGAGATGGCTGGTCGGATCAACAACCGGGTGCCGTTGCGGGTGGTGGTGGACCCGGTACCGTCACGGCAGAAGGAGCAGTAGTGTCATCGGTCACCGCCACGGCCTTTGCTCTGGTTGGGGAGGAGGGGATCTTCCTCGATCCAGTGGTCATGAGGAAGAACGGCACCAAGCACTACGCCAGTCTGGGGGCGTTCCTCGATCCTCCGGCCTCCGGGGTGATCGAGGCGAAGCTCGCCTACCAGTATAACGATCTTCACCTGGACGAGCTGGCTGGAAGCTCGATTGTCCAGGCGGCAAGGAGCGCAAGCGACCATCCGTACCGCAAGGAGATCAGTGTCCCGGTTGAGGTGACCAAGTACGTGAACCGTCCGGAGCCTTTTGTCCTGCGGGTCGTCGCGAGAGTCACGTCGGGGACGGGTCACATCGTCCTGCCGACGATCAGCGTCGAGTCGAAATGAGCACTGGACTTGGCGCAGGAAGATGGCTGGGTGCTGGGGAAGGTGGGGATGACAGGTGCCGAAATAACATTCAGGGAGTACGTCGAGCGTGCGTTGCAGGAGAGGGACCGCTTGTGCTGCGCGAAGATGAACGCTCAGGAGAGAGCTTTCGACCAGGCACTCATTGCCCTCAACAAGGCCGTGGACAAGGCCGAGGCGGCACAGCGCGAGTACAACGCACATGCCAACGAGTTCCGGGGGCAGCTCGACGATCAGGCCAAGCATCTCATGCCCCGCACCGAGACGATGGTCCTCATCAAGAACCTGGAGGACCGAATAGTTGCGCTGACTCTCAACATGGACGCCAGGATGGAGGTGCTGCGTAACGACATTAGCGAATTGAGGGAGTTGCGTAGTGGGGTCGAGGGTCAGGGAACGGGTCGGGAAGCGTTGTGGAGTGGGATCCTGAGTGTGGTTGCCTTGCTGCTCTCGGTTGTCTCTGCGGTCGGGGTGGTACTGGCAATCGCGAAGTGAGGCTGGTGGAGCCATGAACCCAGTGACGAGGTGGTTCGTTGGGAACAAGATCAAGTCGGTCGTTAAGGCCGAGAGGTTCACTGGGCACCGGACCCAGATCTGTGTTGGCATCTACCTTCTGGCCTTCTGCATTCAGTTCACGGCCTTGCAGTTCGGGGGAAGCGTGGAGCTGATCGACGCAATGGACTGGTTGAAAGAGCTTGCGCTTGGTCTGGGGGGTTTGGCCCTGGCAGCGAAGATAACGAGGAGTGGCCCGGAGGGGACACCGCAACCGAAGTGAGGGGGACCGTCATGGATGGAGCCACGATGGGATTGGGGCAGCGTCACCAGCTCCGGCAGAAGATCGCAGGCGGCATGAACCGGCTGGAGAGGGTGAACACGAAGCTCGGACAGGCCCAGGCGGCAGGCAAGGCGGGTGCCGGCCTGGCGGCGAAGTCGGCTCGGGTGGAGCAAAGGGTGAACAACAGGATGAGCAGGCTGCAAGCGGGTGGCGGCAAGATCGGCACCCGATTCTACAACCGCTATGGTCGGTAAGACGCCCCGGGAGAAGGCTGCTGACCGGCTTCGAGCTCGAAGAGCTGGCCGGCAGCAGTCCCTTTCTCGATCTATCAAGCGAGCCCACGGCGGTCGCCAGGTGGCTCATGGTCTCGGCAAACTTGGGTCTCGCGTACTCTTCAGAAGAAAATAACTTGCAGCAAGTTTGACATTCCAAAAGCGTTGGAGTAGAAACGGGGTCGGAAAGGAGGACCCCATGCCAAAGCTTGAGGAATTGTTCGGTGAGCAGTGGTCTGCCGACGTAGCCAAAGAGGCAATGCCTGACGAGTTGCCTCAGGCCGATTCTCACGATCTTGTACCTACTCAGTCTGCGTTACCAACCTTTCTAGGTTTCGGTTCCAAGAGTTCGATCATTGGAGGCTTGGAGGAGTTCTCCCCGGCTCAGCTCCGGCTGGAACCTCCACGGCTCCGGATCATACACAAGAAGGAGAGGCGGGATCAGCTTGGGGAGCCTGGGCAGCTCCTGCTCGGTCAGAATGCTTGGGACGAACTGGACTGTGTGTTTGTCCGGGCTCATCCCGGGCGTGCCTACCCGGAAGGGAAGGGAAAGGATACGAGAATCTACTGCGCCTCCTCGAACAACCAGGTGCCTCATCCAAGTGTCGTGAGTCCGAAGGACACCGAATGCGCTCGTTGTGACTACGGCCAATGGATAACGGACGGTACTGGAGAAAGGCATGGGCCTAGCTGCAAGGAGTTCATTGCCTTGCTCGGGATAATCCCACCTGAGCTACGACCTTTCTGGTTCATCTGTCAGAGCACTGCCCAGAAGCCTGCTACGGAGTTTCTTTGCGAGGTTCAGAAGATACGGGAAGAGGGACTATCCCACATCTCCCAGCTCGCGGTGAGGATCACCACGGAGCCCAAGAGTAAAGGCGGGATCTCTTGGTACGTGCCAATCTTCTCGGTCACGGAACGGCTTCCTCGGGCGCTGTATCACGCTATCGCGATGGAGGCTAAGGGTCTGCACTACCTGCCTCGCCTGGCGGTGATGGCCGATGATCTTGATGCGGCAGCGCCCGACAAGATCACTCCTCCAGAAGACGACCTTCCGTTCTGAGGATGCAACCGCTTGGTACGTATCTGGTGGCTTCGCAGTATCCTCCCCTGAGGCGGAAGACGCACCTTTGGGCAATCCTCACGCGGAGGTCTGGGGCTAAACTCGGCCAGGTGGGATGGTTCTCTAGGTGGCGGCAGTATTGTTTCTATGCGGAGAGGGGGACAATCTTCAATTCCGCATGTTTGCAGGAGATTTCGACTTTCCTGGTCAATCAGAACAGGGAGCATCGCGATAAGAAAAGATCGGTAAGCGATGGCCCGTGAAAGCACAGGCCGTCAAGTGTGCAAGTGCGCGTTCTGCGACTGGAGCACTTCAGCCTGGGTTACGACGAAGAAGGGCAAACGCATCAATTGTTACCGGCGACTACAACTGCACGTTGACCGTGCCCATCCGGAGGAAGCGAAGAAGATAAAACAGTGGGCGCAGGCCATGTGCAAAATTATTATCCTACTACTCATGCTCGCCCCTCTCGACCTTGCTGTAGCAGAAGAGGAACCCATACTGAATGGCGCTGCCAGCGTGGTCTCTTCTGACATTGCTGTTGGCAATCCCATCCTTTGCAGGTTTGGTATTAACGGCGAGTACGAACGTGGTGCTGAGTTCAGGAACCATGCCTGTATGGACTACAAGGCCGCTGTCTTGAAACTGCGTCCGTTCTCTTGGTTCTGCTGGTGGTCTGACCCGTGCTCGGGGGAGAAGCCATAATGTGCGAACACAAGTACGTTAGTCGAGTCGATTCGCTGGAGAGAGGGGTCACTCACTCACGGTGGTACTGTGACAAGTGCCGCTTGGAGTTCAAGCCTGTGTGGCCTGAGGAGTCTGACGTGTCAATGGAGGACGCATGACTGTAGGGAGCGTCATGGATGACTGTGAAGTTCTGAAAGCGACAATGCTGGCGGATATTCGCAAGAAACGAATCTTGTCTCTTGAGGCGCAGCTCGCTGAGATGCGGGCGTTTATCATCAAGATGTGTCGTTCCCATGGAACGCATTGCGGTTGCGGCTGGTGTGAAGAGTCTGAACCCATCCTTACTTCCACCGACCTCGGCAAGGGCTGGGTGTCGCCGCAGGAACACCAGCAATTGAGTGCCAACTATCAAACGGCTGTGGCTCATTATGAGACTGGAATGCTGCAGGCCCAAGCAGAAGCGGCGGCGTGGCAAGATCCTGAACGCTTGGCCCGTATTTTCCACGAGACCTATGAGCGACTGGCTCCGACATTTTGCTACGAGACCAGAAAGGAATCAGCAGTTCCTTGGGATCAAGTGCCAGACACGAATAAGAAATTGATGATCGCGGTGTGCAGGGAAGTCGGAGGAAACATCGGCACCGCCGCCAAGGCGCTGCTGGAACGGTTGGAGAAGCTGGAAGCTGCGGCGAGTGCGGGAAAAGCAGTGAGAGACGAAATGGAGTTCGCTCCACCGAACTCTGGGTGCTCGGGATACATATGGGTGCCTAAGACAACGTGGCAGGAGTTTTGTGCCGCGCTCGACGCGCTGGTGGTCCTTACCGTTGGTGGCAAGGGATGGATGTCGCGGGAGGAGCACAAGCAGATCCTCGACGAGTACGTTACGGAGCACGGGCGAATTACTGAGGTCTATTACAAAGCGATGAAGCGAGCTGAAGCTCGGTTCTGCGAAGCGCATCGAGTCGCGGAGGTGGGAGAAACGTGTCCCTGCTGTGCTGCCGTGGCGATGTTCGACAAAGTTAAGCAAGCCAATGTGGTTCCTTGAGTGGTGTGCGCTAGGACCCCTGATCGCGTTTGCTCTGGGTTTCTGGCTAGGTATCTGGTGGCAGAGATGGGACAATGAAGGAGAAGCCATGACCTATTTACAACTGAAGGCTTTATGTGAGTTGCTGATGGTATCTGACCCCTTCCCACTAGATGCGAACAGCGAGGAGTTGCTGAAAGGCTTGGCCGACAAAGAAGCTAAGCAACACGGCTTCGACACCTGGATAGACGCATTCCACGGGCCTGATGAAAAAGAGGTACCCCATGACTAAACCCGTTCCAGCTCGAACGATCTTCTGGCCGTGTGACCAGGAGAAACACGCAGCCTGTCCAGGTGAGGCTGCTGTCGGCCTCGAAGAGGATCCCAAGCGTCCTATCCTTCGCTGCGCCTGCGAATGCCACAAGAACCCCTAGACTGGCTCGAACCCGTCAAGCGTGAGTTTCACGGTGCGGGATGGCTCGACTGGTGCGTGAGGCATTACGAGCAGGTCTTGCTAACTATGGAGGAGCCTCGAAGGAATGTCTTGACAGAGCGTGAGTTCGCCTCCGCCTGTGCGTTGCTGGACGTAGAGCCGCAGCCCACAACGCCAGCGGAGGCGAACCAGCGATGGTGTCAGTTTGTCGGGGCGGTACGAGATGCCCTGAAGCGGCACCGAGAGCGAGAGAAACGGGCGGAGGTAGCCCAAGAACGCAGGAAACAGCGGCTCGGAGGGAAGGATGATGCCAAAGGGCAAGGGTAAGCAACCGGATCAACGTGGTGCTGGAGCCGAGAAGACGTCCCGGCAGAGGTTCATGGAGCTGGCTCCAGGCCGAACGGATCGAGTGTTGAAGGCACTCAACACGCTCGGCAAGTGTGCGAACCGGAGCACGTATGACTTCAGGGTGGACGAGGTCGCGAAGATCTTCGATGCCATCAACAAGAAGGTGACGACGGTCAAGTTCCGGTTCGAGCAGGCGAAGCCTCAGGAGGAGACCTTCACCCTGTGATGGTCGGCAGGGGCATCGCGACTGTCGGGATCTGGATGTCGCCGGCAGCGGTGCTTCATGCCCTGGTAAGGCCAGGGATCGAGATCTCCACCGCGTTACCAAGCGGTCTGGTCTTGGTCCTTGGCCTTATCCTTCTGGGGGTAATGGTTCTCGCAACACTGATCGTCTGGACCGATCCACGAGGAGGCAGACATGGGACCAAGAAGAGTAGTGGTGACGTTGGAGCTGAGCACGGATTTGGGCCTGCGATACCTTAGAGATAAGCGGTGGTGGTGGCCGAAGCTCAACACCGGCATAGTCGTGACTAACGTCCTTCAGGCACAGGCAAACGTAATCCGTTCGCAGAAGGTGTCTGCCAAGAAGAGGATGTAGTAAGCATGGAAAAGAAACTGCCGATCCTACTCAACGAACATCAGCATACACGCGCTTGTAGTATTCTTCGGCAGCTCACTCCGCGTGAAGAACAGATCGTGCGGTTACGGTTTGGGATAGGGGAGCGAGCTGCCTACTCCCTAGAGGAGATAAGGCAGAGGTTCGCCGTCACCCGTGAGCGTATTCGGCAGATCGAGGTTAAGGCTCTTCGGAAGCTGGGCATGACAGCTCATGAAGATCCGGTGGCCTTTCTTACCAAGCTCCTGCAAGGTGAGTAGGCATGAAGACTCGGGACCTTGAGGTCTCTCAGGTTCTCGAAGCCTTCCTCTGGCCCCTGGGGCGTTTCGGGCGTACTACCTGCCCACTGCACCAGGGCACCAACGCTCAGTCGTTCTGGTATCGGGGGGATCAGTGGCACTGTTTCTCCTGCGGGGAGGGGGGCAATGCGACTTCGCTGGGTCGCAGGCTCGGGATCGAGTCGCTGGGTTACAAGAAAGTCGAGTTCAAGTTAGGCGGCACGGAGGAGATGGCCCACATGGGAAGCCGGAGTTCCGGTCATCCCGTCCGGGTTCGTTCCGTGGCCGAGACATTGCGAGCGAAGGGGTATCGGGAGCGCACGGATCAGTACGACAGGGCCTCCGAAGCTTGTCGGCTGGGACACGAGCTGGTAAACATCGGGCGCGAGTTGTTTCACTTGGATCCGGAGATCGCAGCCGAGACCGTCTTCGCTGGAATGTCTCTTTCCGAACAGGCCGAGACGGCACTGAGTCACCTGGAAGACTGCCGGAGGGTGCTCAGCTCACCTGGCTATGATCAAGCTTCCTAGACGCAAACCTCACTGGGCTCGGTGCCCGAACTGCGGGTACGTCTGGTCCCTCCTCCAGGGGAAGCAATCCGTGAGGGTCTGTCCCCGGTGTGGCAAGCGTCGTGGCCTGGCGATGGCGGTGTCGAAGGGTAGGCCCCCGTACAGTGCTCAGTGCCCGTTCTGCCGGCACACCTGGATCCCTCGTGCCCGGACGAAAGGTAAGCCCACGCGCTGTCCAGCGTGCTACCACACGATTGAAGTCCTGAGGGTAAGGCAGCAGCCGGTTGCGACTGGGAGACAAGCGACAGGAGGGACATGATGATGCAGCTAAGGAAGTTGGGGGGTGTTTGTGGTGTGGTGCTGGTGTTGTTGCTGGCTGGCTCAGAGGTCCGGGCTGCGGGTGGGACTGCCTATGTGGTTCGGTGGACTCAGCCGAACCAATGCGAGCTGGTGGACCACTGGGTGATGATGCTCGATGGCGTCGATTCCGCCAGCCTTGATGCCGCCTGCGACGGCACTATGGCGGTCCAGGCGATGATTGCCGGAGCTGGCCCGTACTCCGTGACCTTGAAGGCCGTGACGGCGAATGGCTTCGAGTCGGCCCCAAGCAACGCCATAGGGATCACGGTCCCTTTAGCTGCGCCGACCTTGTCGGCAATCGAGCCACTGTAAGGCGGGTCGTTCGGCTCTGGTGCCGGGACGTCCAGTGTCTCGGCAAGGGCCTCGGTTGCCGGCTGGCCTGTAGAGAAAGGTGCATGAAGGAATGGAGGAATAGTCAGCCATGAGAGTTGTCGGCTTCAAATCTCCAGCGTTCGGTGAGATCGTCTTCGAGTTCCGTGTTAGCGATAACGACCTTGAACGTGCCGGTAAGGAGTCGGCTGTGAAGGCTCAGCAATTGTTCTACGGATGCACGGGAGCGCGGGTCTGCGACCGTGAGGTAATGGTGCCACTGGTGCTGGAGTTCTTGGTGCAATTGGTCAAGGAGCTGGGGCCTCCGGCACCTAAGAACTGACAAGGAGGTAAGCATGGAAGATCGGAGGTCAGAGGATCAGTCAACGCTTGGCTTCCTGCCACGGGTGGACAGGAGGACGTCCTCGCTGGTCATTCCGGAGCGTCGGCCCCCGGTGGTGCGTCTGCCTGGCAACCAGCGTCCTGGCAGTCGCATCGTCATAAGTCGTTGCGATTCCATCAAGGCCGAGAACGTGTACGGTCGTTTGCGGTTACAGGGATACGTCGATCCGATCCTGCGAGTCTACAAGGGAGGCGGGGAGTCGGAGAACTTCTTCTGGGCCACGGACCACGGGGTGCTCATCACCGTGTCGCTGGGGGTGAGGAGTCAGGTGCTCAAGCATCCTTGTGACGTCGAGTGGATCGAGATGGTGGATAACCGGAAGAACGCCTGCTACCGGACTGACAGGCACACGTTCGAGACTCAAGGCGAGGAGTACCGTGCTCCGCGACCGGGGATGGTCACGAGGTACGGGGTCAACGTGCTGCTCTGGGACATGATCACAGGGCAGATATGAGTAACGCAGCGAGGAAGGGTTTCTTCGCGAGGGCCAAGGCATTGACCGAGCGTCGTGCCCGGTTCGTCTACGAGGCAGCTCGTCTGGCCGCCCAGGCGAGCAAGGCACCTATCGTGCCAGCGTCTTGGGACGACCGGGAGCCAGCGTTCAAGAGGCAGTTCCTCAAGATCATCAAGCGTCAGTGTGGCTTGCAGAGGTCAACGTCCCCGGAGGAGTTACACGAGTCCTGGGTACAGGAGTACCTGAAGATGGGCTGGGTCTACGGGCAGACTTACGACCGGGGCAAGCGCACGCATCCTGACCTTGTGCCATACGCCAATCTAGGACGGCTGGAGCAAGACAAGGATACGGTCTTCATGCTCTTGTGCGACATCGCTCGCGAGTGGATCTACGATGAGCTGGAGGAAGTGAGGCATGTATAAGAAAGCAAGCGAGAGCCAGCAGTACCTGGGCACGTCGGGGTCGTTCAGCACACGTTCCAGCCGGAGAGGTTATCCGGTTGGTGAGGACAACGAGTACACCGCAAGCCAACTGGACAAGGTTGAGGAGGAGCGCATTGACCTCGTGGCCGAGAAGAAGGGTTTGGAATACGACATTGCTCAGCTTACCTCCAAGCTGAAGGGAGCAAGGACGATGTACGCGAGGACGGAGGGCAAGGTCCTCGCTAAGGAGTGGACTCAGTGGGAGATTGACAGGACCAGGAACCTGAGTCGGCTGGCGGAGATAGAGAGCAAGCTGTCGAAGCTGAAGAAGGTTCTTCGGAGGAGTCGTGATGTCCATTACGACGTACCGTGGGAGTTCATGAAGCTTGCCGAGAAGTACGTCGATCAGGCTACGTTCGAGCGGTGGAAGGAAGAAGCCAAGTTGAGGGCCGAACAGCGTCGTTGGACCTGAGGGAGGGGGTGAGGACAGTGGGACGTAAGGTTCGGAAGAAGGAGAAGGGCAAGAAGGGGAAGTAGTGGCTTCTCGTCTGGCTCTGATCCTGAGGATCCCGGTTACACCGCGTCGTAGCCGGGGTCCTCTTCTCAATTCAGTTCCCGGTCTCGCTTGATGATCTCCGTAACCTTGCTGGCAAAGCGGGTGACCTCAACCTCTATCATCTGAAGGATCCGGTGCCCTTCGGATCGGCCTGGGGAGTCATCTGCTAGGACGGCTGTCTGCTGGATCTTGCCTTTCGAGTCGAGCACCACGGCGAGTCTGTAGTCCATGAGTATACCTCCTACCCCGACAAGGACGGGATGGGTATAAGGCCGGGAAGTACAAGGAAAAGATGATCCCAAATCCTGTTGCATGGATCTTGCTTATGCGGTAAGGTCATTGTCGAACGCTCATGCTGCGTTCCTCCTTTCTTCCACGGGGTAGGGGGGTCCGCGAGCCCCCTCTACTCCATACCTCTTGCAAAACTCAGTGACACTCAGTAGATCTAGGTAAGCCATACCGCACCCCACACTGCTCTGATGCCATGGACGGTTGGGTTGCCACAGAGAGGGGGCTTCGGCCCCCTTTCTGCTTCAAGATCTTGACTTTCCGCCCAGCTCCGTGAGAGGATCGCCGGCAATGGCATTAGAGAAGTTGTGGAGGGGCGGCGGCGGTGGCATCTTCTAACGGCAACGGTCGCCGGCCTCATCAGTCCCTTCCAAGTCAGCGGATCTTTCCGGAACTCACACGCCACCAGGAGATGGTGTTGCTCAACAAGATCGTGGGCATTACTCCGGGTCAGGTTCTCCTTGCTCTAGGCCACAGGTTCCGTCCCAAATACATGGACGAAAAGGGCTGGACCTACGTCAGCTACAATTCCTTAACTGAACAGATTGGCCTGAACTACTATTGGCAAGCGAAGCGAGCCCTCTATTACTTACGACGGTTGGGGGTAGTTCACCGTGAGACCAGGGTCCACCGAAGTTACGGATGGAGAAACTGGTGGTGGATCGACCGGGAGAGACTTACCCAGATGCGGTACTACGTCGCGCAGCATGGCCCACGACGTTTCCAACCAGGGCCAGGATGTTATCGCAAATGGGACCCTTCGGATCTCTCGAAGCTAGACGGTGGGTCCGATTTGATGGGGGGAGAAGGGGGGAGGGGAGATTCTAATTCGCTCGGAGGGGGGGGCTAACTCGCTCGGAGCTGGGGGTCAATTCGCTCTATGGCAGATATTCCTACAGCCTTCGGACATGGGTACTTAGGTATTTCAGTGCTTAGGTACTCAGATATTCCAGTCCTTGAGTATCTGAATGTGTCTCCCCGGAATGACATGGTATTAAGTTCTTACGTACTTAGGTACTAGAGTCCTAAGGTACTCGCCCGTGCGTAGGGGGGCAACGGGTGATCAGCATTGAGGACGAGCGGAGGCTCCGGGGGGCGAGCAGGTTACCGCAGGGGGGTCTCACCTTCCGGGTCTCATGGGGTATGATAAAGAGACTCTGGGGGCTGTTTCCGCTGAGGCGTAGAAGGAGGTCGGAACATGACAAGGACGAGATGGATTCTGGTGGGCCTACTGCTGGCAGCGACGGCATGTCTGGATAGGAGCTGCGCCTGGGCAGCGCCTCCCTCGGAACCGACTCACGTCATTGCCGCCGCAGACTCGTGCGTCTGGTTCTCTCAGGACCAATGCGTCTGTCCCGTCCGGATCTACTGGGATCCCCCTGCCGATGACGGCGGGTACCCCATCGTCAGGTACTCCCTCTACGAGGACGGCTCGCTGTCGGAGCTCGATGCCGGGTCGTGGAGCAACATCCAGTTGGAGCATGAGAGTACCATCCGGAGCTGGTCCGTCACGGCGACCAACCAGAACGAGGAAGAGGGTGCCATGAGTAGCCAGGTCACGGTCGAGACTCCGGCTTGCAGTGGGGACCTTAGGCCGACTACTCCGGGGGAGTTCTCCGCTACTGCGCTGGACTGCGACTCGGTAGGTCTGGCCTGGTTGCCATCGACCTGCCTCAAGCTGAAGCCACTCATCAGGACGTCTGCCGGCTGGAGGATCCAAAGGAACGGCCTGGGGGCGTACCGGGTCTTCAGGACGACCCCGGAAGGCCCGAACCTGGGGTCTCGGCTGTCGTTCATCGCCTGGCTCGGCAGCGGGGCGATGACTTTCCTCGATACTCCGGTACCTCCTGGGCTCTATCGGTACGGCATCGAAGCGTTCTGCAATTCCGGTACTCTTTCCCCCCTGGCGGTATCGGAACAGGTCGAGGTACCGTCTTGCCCGTGATGCCGAAACTCCTGGGGCTCGTTCCGGCCCGGGAAAAAAATGCTTGCAGTAAGTTTGACATCTGGCTGAGGTTCGTGGTACAAGCTCCGCATGATTTACCATATCGGGATCGACGTCGGACTGCATGGGGCACTGGCGATTATCGACGATCAGGGAAGGCTGTTGGAAGAGCCGGTGTCGGACATGCCGGTCTACACGTATGCTGCCGGCAAGCGGTCGGCGCGAACCTACGATGCGGCTCGCATCTTTCGGATTCTCAGCGAGTGGCAACTCTGGTTGAAGGCGAGGCACAAGGAAGTTTTCGCGGGCCTAGCGGTGTTCGAGCGTCTGCACGCGATGCCAAAGGGGTCCGTCGCCGGGTTCTCTATGGGCCTGGGATCTGGCCTGGTGGAGATGGCATTGGTCGCTCATCAGATCCCGTACCGGAAGGTGCCGCCACCGACCTGGAAGAAGCATTTCGGGTTGCTTCGTTGCGGGAAGGGGAAAAGCAGGGAGATAGCTCAGCAAGCTTTCCCGGGAGTGGACCTGGGGAAGAGGTCGGACGAGGGTCGAGCGGAGGCCCTACTTCTGGCCTTGTACGCCAAGCTCGTGAACGATGGTAAGTGCCAACTTTGAAGGGAGGAACGCTCGTGGAGACTTACGGATTTACCCGGTCGGTCAGTCAGCGCCGCCTTTACCGGGAGTGCGGCGTGAAGTGGTATCACCGCTATGTGGGCGGCTGGACCTTGAAGACGAAGAAGGCCCAGTACCAGTTCGGAAACATCATCGAGCAGGTCTGCGGGGAGGTGATCATGAAGGCAATCACTTCCCCCACTGCGGCATCGACCCGGTTCTCGGAGCTTTGGGATCCGTACCGGATGGATGCCACGTTGACGTATCGCCAGAACCTGACGTGGAAGACGCTGAACGACCGGGGGAAGATCCTCGCGCAGCACATCTGCGTTCAGTTGCCGAACGTCATACGGGTGGATGACTGGTATCAGCTTCAGCAGCAGCTCCGGTATCGGATCGGAGAGGCTGACGAGCTGTGCTATCTGGACTTCTGCGGTTTCGGGAGGCAGGACGCGAGCGAGCCCTGGAAGTTCGGCATCCTCGATTTCAAGACGGCTGACAGGACGGAGCAGCAGACGCTCGTCGAGAAGGACGAGCAGTTGACCACGTACCAACTGGCGGTCGAGACCAACTTCAACCGCAAGGTGGAGTGGCTGGCCCTCTTCCGTTGCATCTGGACGACGGAGCCGAAGATCCAGGTCTTGTGGACCCCGGCACGGACCCCGGAGGAGATCGAGAAGTTCAAGGCAGCGGCCATCGATGTGGACCGTCAGATCAAGGCCGGGGTCTTTCACGAGAACCAGTCAGCTTGTCACGCCTGGGGTGGCTGTCAGTACCAGCCGCTTTGTTTCCCATCGCAGAAGCACCGTTTGGATACGGAACTGATTCAAGACCCCCGTAAGATCGGGGGGGAACTCGACACTGACATCGAGATCTAGGAAGGGAGGAGCAATGCCGTCGAAGAGTCACAAGAAGAAGGTGCCGCCAGTCCAACCTGTCGTCGAGAAGGCCGCCAAGCCTGCCGAGCCCATACTGCCAGACAGTGGCGGTATGCTGCCGGGAGATGCCTGGTGGCGCGAAGCCGAGAAGATCCTGTCCCTGTTCTACGACGCTGGATACCTGAAAGAGGAGAAGCTACCGCCGAAGCTCGCGATGATCTTCTTGTTGAAGGCTCGCGAAGTGGACATCAAGCCGATGGTCGCTCTCAAGTCATTCAGCGTTCTGGAGAACGGGGAGATCGGATTTCAGTCGGCGGAATTGATGCGGGCGCTCATCCAGCGGGCTGGTGGGTCTATCATCCCCGTGGAGATGACCAACGAGAAGTGTGTCGTACACGCCATCCGGGGGGCGCTCAAGCAGCCGTTTCAGTTCACGGCGCAGGATGCTGCTGCGCTGGGACTCCTCCAGGTCTGGGACAAGAAGAAGATGTCGAGGTCGGACATGCTCTTCGCCCGTGCCTCCAGTCGTGCAGCCCGGGCGATGTTCGCAGACATCATCTCCGGCCTGTCGTACACCGAGGAGGAGATGGCAACTGCCTATCAGATTCAAGCTGGCGCAGGCGAGCCTGTAGGTTCGTCTCCTACCGTTACGACCACATCGGACTCGCCTGCGCCTCCCGTGGCTGGGCCTCCGGAGCCACGGACGGAGCAGCCGAAGCCGCAGTCTCATGAGTTTGCCAAGGGGACGAACGAGAAGACCGGCGAGGAGAGGTCTCTCACCCGTTCGATAACGGTGAGGACGGCCCAGGGGCCGCAGCCGTTCTGGTCTGCTGGTATCAGTGGGGATCAGATCGACGCGATCAGGATGTTCGCTTCTCAGCGGAAGGAGCACCAGCAGGCGGTCCAAGCGTGGATGACCGAAGTGGGGTGGACCAAGTTGACTCACCTGACGGAAGCCGAAGCGTCGGAGTGTATCGCGTTCATGCAGAGCCCGTTTGGTGAGCAGACGCCCCTGGCGGAAGCTTCGGACGAGAAGAGGCTGGTCCGTGAGGTTCACCAGCCCACGACGGTAGAAGCAGCGATAGCCGAGTTCGAGCGCGTGGTGAGTGCCATCGAGCTGGGCGACTTTTCGTGGCAGGGAAAGATGGTACCCGCACTGCACGTCGCGGCTGGCCTCATGCACCATGAGGACATAAACACGCTCACTCCCGCCGAGATCATTACTGCCGCAGATACGCTCCGGCACGTTGCCAGGACGCGCCCTGAGGTAATCAAGCACACGATGGAACGGGCGATACAGATACTGTCTAAGGAAGGTCCGTTTACTTGATGCTGGATCAGTATCAGCAAGAGGCTGCTACGTGCCAGGCGCAACGTGTTCGTGTGCTCGCGGGTGCTGGCAGTGGCAAGACTCTTACCCTCATCGAGAGGATCAACAATCTTGTGAAGGACGGCGGTGTTCCGGCTGAGAAGATCCTGGCGGTCACCTTCAGCCGGAAAGCTGCCGAGGACATGCGGCAGCGGGTACGGGTGCCGGGGGTCGCCGTGATGACCCTCCATGCGCTCGGGCTCAGGATCCTCAAGAGCCGGATGCCGACGTGGGAAGTGGCCGATGCTGCCGAGAAGAGGAGGCTCATCAAGAGGGTTCTTCGAGAGGTGGACACGAAGGTCAAGTTTGGGCAGATTCCCAAGCTGATTTCTCATGCCAAGCGGGTGTCGTGCCCCCTGGAACATGCGGAACTCTTCCAGACGTATGAGTTCCTTCGGCAGGAGAGCCAACTGTGGGACTTCGACGACTTGCTCGTCGTGTCGGAGGCATGGTTGAGGACGACGCCTGAGGTCCGGACGTCATGGCAGCGGTGGTCGTACATCGCGGTGGACGAGACACAGGACACCGACCCTCTTCAGTGGGCGATGCTCTCGCATCTTGTGACGCCTGACACCAGCCTGTTCGTCGTGGGCGACTACTCCCAGTCGATCTATCGGTTCCGGGGTGCCGTGCCCGACGAGATGTTGAAGGGGATAGATTCTCGGTTCGGGTGCTTCCAGCAACTGGAGCTGCCTTGCAACTATCGGTCGGTACCTGCGGTTGTGAACCTGGCAAACGACGTCGTGGTCGGCAAGCCGGGGGCGCTGTCGTTGAAGGCTGTACGTCAGCAGCCAGGGCGGATCTGGTGGCAGCATTTCAACCATTCCTCCGATGAGGCCGATTGGGTGCTTGAGGAGCTTTGGGACCATCATCATGCCGGGGGCGAGTGGAACGAGTGTGCCATCTTGTACCGGACGAACGCGCAGAGTGAGCGGTTCGAGAACCGGCTGTTGAAGGCCGGGATACCTTACGACGTTGCTGGGGACTTCTCTTTCTACGCTCGGGCCGAGATCAAGGACATCGTGGCGTACTTGAGGCTTGCGATGGGTTGGGACCGGGAGTCTGCTGACAGGGTTTACAACCGTCCCAGCCGGTATCTTGGTGTGGCGTTCATGAAGGAGCTGGAGCGGCAGGGTGGCTGGACGGCAGCGGCCCGGCACAGCCCGTTTCACTTTTCGAGAGCGTACATGGCTGATCGGCTGTCCGAGTTCGTTCATTCCGTCGAGACCTTGCAGGGCAGGGTCAGCAGGCAAAGGCCGGAGGAGCTGGTCCGGTACATCTACGACGACATCGGGTATCGGCGCTGGCTGGTCGGGGAGGAGCCTGATTCCGAGGACGAGGTGAAGGACGAGAACCTGGAGATGTTTCTGGAGAGTGTGAAGGAGCAATCGAGTCTCCAGATGGTGCTCGACCTGGCGAAGCGGGCTCAGGACCGTCGTCGGAGCCAGTTGCAGGCCGTGCAGCTCCTGACGATTCATCGGGCGAAGGGACTTGAGTGGAAGAAGGTCTGGTTGGTTGGCTGCAACGAAGGGATCATGCCGCATCGGTACGGAGATCCGGAGGAGGAGGTAAGGATTTTCTACGTGGGCCTGACGAGGGCCAAGGACAAGCTGACGATCACGTCTTACGAGGTGCCGTCTGTGTTCAGCAAACATGCAATGCGGGGGGGCTGGTATGGAGAGGCTGAGCCGAGCGTTGCCAATGGGCATGAGAATAACGTCAGTGCATCAGCAAAGCGGAATGGAGGAGCCGGTAGCTACCGTAACGATGACGTTGCCAATGGGAGTGTTGGACATCTTCTCGGACGCGCTGGAGTACGCGGCCCGGATAACGGGAAACGAAAAGCTTCCCGTCAGGATCCGGGCGATCAGCGAAGAATGCTTGGGTGAGTGGCAGCGCCAGCACGAGGAGCGGGTCAGGGCGATGGTTGCAGGCGTTTCGGCTTGGGGATTGGAGATCAGGTGAAAGGAGACATCATGGTGAAGGGTAAGGTGATCGAAGCGGTGACGTTCGTGGGGGAGATGGTTGACCGTCATTCCAAGACGACCGTGAACGCGCAGACTGGCGCTCGCAGCCAGGCAATCGAGATCAAGGTCAAAACTCCGGAGAGTCCGGAATTGGCCGCCAACCTGTCGAGGCTGGCGAAGGAGGCGGAGCTGAAGGTCACCATCGAGGTGGTTCAGTCGAGCCTGGAACTCTAGGAGGGGTGATGAACATTCTCGTGACGCAACTGATTCAGATGCTCGTTGGCACTCTTGGTCGCATGTTGATCCAGGCGATCCAGAAGCTTGCGAGTCGTGAGGTTCTGGACCCGGTTACCGCGATTGCTGTCAAGCATGTCCAGGCGCTCATGAGCAGTGCTCTGGAGGGTCCCGAGCGCAAGGCGATGGCGTTCAAGGGCATCAAGGAGGACTGCGAGATGCTGGGCCTGAAGGTCAAGGATTGGCTGATCGACACGGCGATCCAGGCTGCGGTGGGCGACTACAAGGCGAAGCTTCTGGAGTAGGGGATACCGTCGTGGCACGTTCCAGGGCGCACCGGCCTTACGTTTCGTCCCGGGAGGAGCATGAGGCTGCGGTTCGCAAGCTACGGGAACTCTTCCCGCTCACTGACGAGGAGCCTACGTGCGTCAACCTGAAGGAGGCGTTCCCCCGCTACCGGATCTTCTGGGAAGCTGACGGAGTGACCAAGCGGGACTGGCGTCGGGACGAGTGGCCGTGGCTCATGGAAATCAGGTGCAAATGGGGCCTCGTTCACCCGCATGGTGAGGACATCCTGACGGCGGTGGTGCCTCACAGTAAGATCGCTGGCCGGATGCTCCGGTCGGGTATTAAGTTCCTCCGTGTGATGGGGGCTCCGGTCTACCCGACTGATACCTGGGGGGACGAGCCGAGGTTTTGGTTTCGCATGGACCAAGCGGAAGCGGTGTTCGCCTTCTTGAAGCCGAAGTTGAAGAGGCCCGGAAACGCCGGATCGAGGAACCTGGCGGAGTGGCGGTTGAAGAAGGCTCAGGCCAAGTCGGAAGGGGGCATTTCCCATGCCTGAGAGCCAGTACATAAGCCTCCTGCCGACTTCACGGGAGCGACCCTACCCTGGGGGTGGACCTGACCTGTTGCGGCTGTTGTGGACCTAAGAAGTAAGCCTGAGCTTACGTGAGGAGGCAGATGGTACGCATCCCGGGTCCGGTACTTGTGGATCATCCCAAGGTCGGGCTCTTATGGGTGCTGTCGAGGTGGTCGCAGATGGCAGCTGCTGTTCAAGAATGTGCAGCACCGGCTGCTCTTGCGGGGGAGGTTGAAGCCTGGTGGGGGAAGCGAGCTTTCCCTCTGGAGGCTGTTGTCATGGTGAAGAAGGTGTTCCCCGGGGCCGAGGTCGTGGGTCACCGCCTGCTGCGGGAGAAGGCGAAGGTGAACGTCGGCCTGACGACCTGGGCGCGAGACAGCTCCGAGGACGAATGACCTGGGAAGTCTGGGGAAGGTGGCAGGGGTTCATGCCGAAGCGGAAAGGGGCATTGCCTCCGGACGAGTATGTCAAGATACTGGAAGCGGTCTATGAGCGGGACGGCTGGAAGTGCCGGGAGTGCGGCAGTCGCAAGCACCTCGTCGCTCACCACGTCATGAGGAGAAGCAAGGGGGGACCTGACTCCCTGAGTAACCTGGAGACCTTGTGTTCGACATGCCACGAAAAAAGACACCAGGGAAGGTTGAGAAAGACGGCAGCGACGTTCTCATCGTGGATCGGAAGACGAACGCCGTAGTGCGTCATTCCGGCGACCTCGTACCCGAGATCCGAGAGTGGTGGAACAAGCAATCCCTGCCGGAGATCATCGCGGAAGTCGGCACGGTCGAGGCCATGAAGGCGCTGTCCCTGGGATGCACGGTTCACCTCCTTCGCCGGCTGACCAATCCTCACACTCCGCTCGACGTTAAGGACCGGATCGCTCTCACGATGGGTCCTCGATTCACTGCGGAGATTAAAGGCCGGGTCAGCGACTCCGGCCCCCGAGGAGCATCCATCACCGACCTGCTGAGCGGTTACCGCATAGACTGATGTCCAAGCCACTGGCCCTCGATCAGATTCCCCCGAACATTCAGGCTGGGTCATTCGAGCCCGTGAGCTTGAACTCCCCCACGAGTATCATTCACCTGGCTGTCGGAGCTCCAGGCTCGCGCCGTATCGTCTGCGGCGTGAAGATCGTGGATTTACGCGACCCCCCGGCCATCTATCCACGACCTGACTTCGAGAAACCAGGCCGTCATATCTGCACCGCATGTGTCACCCGCTACCAGGAAAGACTCGCGGAACTGCGTTTGCTCAAGAAGGGCAGCGGTAGCACGGTGCTGGCCGATGGGAAGAAAGCTCAGCCTCAGAAGGCGACTGGCTAGAAGGCCGCCCCCGTCACTTCCTTCGGCGTACCTCTTCATACACCGGCGTACCCGGACCTCCCGTAAGGCGGCCCAGGATGGCCTTCCCTGGGGTCGTCCCTCATGGACCATTCCCATAGCCGACCTGTATGTGCTCTGGGATGCACCTATCGCACTCAGGACGTTGGCTCACACCTGTCGGTGGACGTCACTTCTTCACCCTCCCATACCGCCGTCCTTCACAGGTTCGCTGCCATTCACGAAGCAAGGATACAAAAAGGTCCCTGGCATCTGGGAACATGCACGGAGTCTTGGCGTCTGGGTCGAGAGGGGGCGGGAGACGTTCTGCAAGTGCCCATCTTGCCATCGGCCAGCTTCCAGCATCGTCTATCTTGGGGAGTGGGTCTGCTCGGCGTGCTCTGACCAATTCCCTGTGGGCATAGATCGGGTACTCGCACGCTATGAGTTTGCCCTCATGATCGGAGCAGCCGGCGAAGAAACGATCAGGCAACGCCGGAAGATCATCAAGTGGGCCGAGGAGAAGATGTCGAGTCGCAAGGCCCTCGACGGCTCTACGATCCGGAACATTCAGATCGCGGCAGAACTCGTTGTGATACCGCCGCACTGGGCGAAGATCAGATCCCAGAGACTAGCTCAACGCAGACCCCGGTCCTTGCCTCCGGTGAGCAGGTATCGTGACCGGATCTGGACGGCTCTTGCGCCTCTTGTACCCGCCTCGCTCGTGGAGTGCTTGTTGAAGCCGGATGTGTACCTGGCGTTTCGCCAGAAATGCCTGCGGGAAACGGCACTTAGAAGCGCCCAGCAGCGTTGATTTACGTATGCTATAGTCCCCGCAGATTGGAGGACAAATGGACCCGGACGAGACACTGAGGCTGATCCAAGAAGAGCTGATGAGTGAGGAAGGCCCGGACCTTCACTGCTTCGATCTGTATTGCTGGTTGGAGCGTGGGGGGTTTGAGCCGACGTGGTATCGGTACCCCAGTGCCACCGGGTACTACAAGTGCTTTGCAGCGCAGCAGAAGAGAAGGGAGGTGAAAAAGCATGACTGAGATCGACTGGAACAAGGTGGTGAGGAAGCTGGGAGCCGAGAAGCCGGAGGAGGGGATAAGACGGGTGTACCTGGGCACGGTCTTCTCCCTATATCCCAGCGGCAAGTTCTACACGCCGTTTGCTCACAGCAACGTCGAGGTGTGCATCGCGTGTGCGATGTCCGGTGACGCTCCATGCGATGACAAGCACCCCTGCGTGCCCGATGCCGATTGGGAAGGAGACCCCGGGGAGTACCACTGCGAGGTGTGTCAGGATGCCGAGTACCGGGAAGCTCTGGAGCGCGAGGCAACCGAACATGGCGGGTGGGTGGAGTCGGGGGAGGGAGACCCGTGTGACATATTTTTTGCACTGAAGGAGGAGCAATGACCTACGAGGAGGAGCGCGATTGCAAGGCGATGATGACGTGCAGGGCCGTGAGGTGCTGGGAACTAATGGACGACAACGACATCGTTGTGGTCCGGGTTGGGATGATTCCTGCGTGGACTGCCGAGGAGGATCTTGGAGGGAAGGCTCCAGGGGAAGGCTGGAGGAAAATCGAGGGGGAGGAGCACCGTTTGCAGGCGCTTGCTCTCTACGACGAGGCAGAGCGACGAGGTAAGCCTCTGGTGGTGTGATGCGACCGACGACGTGTCACCACTGCTGGCGTTACTTTCCTAGTCGGGCTGCTTACGAGCGGCATTGGATCGCTGGGTGCTGTCGAAGGCCAACGCACATTGCGTGCAGTGAATGTTCAACGGCCCTGGGAGCAACGGCCCAGGGCCTAAACCAACTGCTGAAAGGAAAGTCGAGGATGAAGGACAAAGCTGAACAGGTAGACATCGGCTGCTGGACGATGGCGGAAATGAGCAAGATGCTGGCAAAGCTCGTGGTAGAGCTGGACCCCGAGGTGATCCGTGAGGTTTTGCAGAAGGAGGGTGTCTGGAAGCGGGTCATCGGTGAGGAGTGAGGAGATGCCAGACAAACAAGCAATCGTCATTGTGGGAAACGTCATCGACGGCCTGACCATTTGGGGACCGTTTACCAACAGCGAGCAAGCTAACGCCTGGGCTGATGGCAACGAGGACACCGACCTGAAGCACGAGGAATGGCTCATCGTGAGCCTGGAGCCTCCGACGCTCGCGGACTGGATGCTGGAGGACTACGGGTCCGTGACTGCGCCTCTTGTCGAGGCACGGGATGGCTAACAAGTGGGTGGAGGTGACGCCTGCGCTCCTGGCTGACAACGTGGTTGGCTGGGTGCGCGATCATCCGTCCTGGTCGTGGCGCTGGGTGCTGTCGCACTATGCTAGAGTCTGGAGCGTCAGCAAACCAGACACGGCCAGGGCACGGAGGTTGATCCGACGCCGGCTGCAAACGGAGGAGGACACGACGCATGGACGAAACGCCTGACACGAGGACGATGCACGACCTGTATCAAGAAGCGATAGTAGTGCAGGACGCCTGCAACCTTAGCGGGGTTGTTCTGGGGTTCTCGCGTGCCATCCGGCGCTTGCGTCAGCTCACACCTGACGCGGGGACCGATACCATAAACAAGCATCCCCTCTGCGTGCTCTGGGCGAGCAAGGTGGCAAGCCTGACCGACTGTGAGAATCACGAGCGGTTCTTCTCGGCTTGCGACGAAGCAGAGAAGGTCTAATGGGCTGGTACTACCTACCGCTGGTTGGTTCGCAATACGGCCCTTGTGTGCCCAACGAGTTTGGCGACTGTAAGCATCGGGCCTGCGAGTGTACCCGCCAGCAATTCCGGGCCATCTGTAAGCTCTGCGGCAAGGCCATTGGAGAAGGGGCTCGGGTGTACTTTGGGCCTAAGCACGAGCTGACACATGCCAGGTGCGAGGAGACAGCCGAAGAAAGGAGAAGGACGGATGGAAGAAACGACTGATAAGCAGAGGTTCACGGCGCTTTACGACTCTGTACTGAAGTCAATGCGGCAGCATCGGCCCGACTTGCGTTGGACTCTGGAGGACCGTGAGACCGACATGGCGGCCACCTACGCAACGCTTGTTGCGTCCCAGTACGACGGCCAGCTTGAACCCCTGCCCCGGATCTTACTGATCCGGGCGCATGACTCCCGAGGACCAAGACTCAAGGCCGTTATTAGCTACTGCCCCACTTACCGTGCTTACGTCAGCCTCAGCGACATGAGCTTGCCTGGTATTTCATTCAGTTTGAACCGTCACCCGGACCAAATTGCCCGACGCATCCTCAAGGAGGTGTTCCCTGCCGCTGAAGACCTTGCAAACAGGCTCAAGGGGGAAATCCTGGGCGTGACGCGGTGCAAGGCGAAGCTTGCCTCGATCCGGCACGAAGTAAGGAAGCTCGCCGGATCGCTAATCCGTCACGAGCCTGACCCTCGAAGTGAGTACGCTTGGAAGGCAACGCTCGGGACCTATGGCAGCAGTGTGTGTGTCGCTGACCTTGCGGTGACGGTGTACGAAGCTGGGGAGAACGTCTCTTGTAGTTTCCGCTCAGACAACCTGGCTCTTGCCCCGTTCCTGAATCTGGTCATGCAAGCTGCGCTCATCAACAACCATCTGGGCAGCAATGTCTGCGCTCGCCTTGACGATCAGGTGAATGTCGTCCGTGCTAAGGTGTACCCGAAGGAGGAGAAAGCCAATGAGGAAGCAGCGAGCGACCCAGAAGGAACAACCGACTGTTAAGCTCATCTGTCTGACGTGCCGAGCTGTCCATGATGCCCAGCCAGGCGACGGCCAGGTACACCGGGAGTGTCCAGAGTGCGACTCCAGTGACCTGGACGTGGCAGAGTACGGCATCGACATCGAGGACGATCTAGGACGGGAACGCTGGCACAGGAAATACTGAGAAGGAGGGAGGTAATGCTAACGCCAATGCAGGTGCGAGCGGTTCGGAGAGCCGCCAAGGAGCTGAAGGGGCGGGCTGTCTGGGGTGCTGATAACGTGGTGCGGGTGTACCTGCCAAGTGGAGCCCGGTTCGCAGCCTGGACGGAGCCGGAGGGTGACAAGCTGATTGAGGAGCTTTCGCAGAGGGTTCTGGCCCAGCATGGAGCGACCCGGGAGCCATGCAACGCGGTGATCGACTTGTCCCGTCCTTGTGGGAGTAAGCGGGTGCGGGGGTTTCAGCCGCCCTGGCACACTGTGTTCTTGTACCGCTGCCCGGACTGTGGCGGGGTTACCACGGTTCGGGCTGGTGCGTTTCACGGCAAGACCCCCGTGCCCGGGGTTGGTGCTATCCTATGCCCGCGTCTGATCTACAGACCCTCGGACCCTGGAGGACGTCCGAGCGAGGTAAACGTGTGTGGTAGAGTCAGCTAAACGACCGCAGCAGAAGGAGGGAGGAACATGAAGAGCCTTGACGAGTACGAGCAGAGGTTGAGGGAACTCACGCCGCTGTCGGGCCACACTGGCCCGGAGTCGGCATTCGTGGTGCCTGACTACCCCTACGGTTTCGTGCTGCGCTGCACGATCCGGTATTGGATCGAGCACAGTAAGCACGGCTGGCGCATGGTGAGCCAGACCACGAACCCTAGGCGACCGACAACGGTATGGAACAAGCCGAAGCCGAGCACCTACACGGCGGGCCTGGTGATGCTCGCCATCGAGGAACGGACCAGGCACGTTGTCAGGATGGACCTTGACCAGTTCGCGGAGGAGGCTTACGCCTGGGCGTATATGCAATGGGCAGGCGAGAACCTTGACGCGGCCCAGCGCCGCCGCCTGCTTGAGATTGTCGCCGCTGACCGTGCCCGCGTTGAGAAGCACGCAACGACCCGCGAGGTGGTGCTCGCCTTCCGGGCGCACCTTGCCACCCTGGTTGCGGCGGATCGACCGACTAATGGAGCGGCGCAGCCAGCATGACCCTGGTGGTGGGTCTGCTGTTGATGGTCATGGGTGCGGTGCAGGTCAGCCATGCTTTTGAACCTCGGGAGACACACCGGCCAGTTCCCCCGCGTCCCGTCGTATGGCCCGCGTTCTTTCTTGGAGCGGGTCTCCTTCTTGTCGGGGCGTTTCTGGCCGTGGTCTCCCTGGGACCCCCCGGCAAATAACCGGAGTTGCGAGGACCCCCAGCGTCAGGATGGGCCTGGCGCTGGGGTGCCGGGGGGGCTGTGCCTGGGCGTGCTATGATCGACGTTCGGCACCGCTCCACGGGGGGGCGGTGGCGGGGGGCGATCATGCCCCAGCAACAAGGGGGAAGCCATGAGTGAGAGCATCATTCGAGACAAGTTAGAAGCTGCGATCAGGAGCCGCGAGGCAACGGCGGGGACCGTGGTTGCTCGCACGCTCGAAGAGGTACCCGTTGACAGCATTGTCAGGGGCTCGGCCTTGAGCTGGCAACACCGGCCCGTCAATCTGCCAGCCATCCGGCCCGCGAACTACCAGGACCCGGTCCCCGTGCTTGAGGCTGCGTATCCTGACCAAGATGGGCGCACGGTGGCGCTCGGGATGCACCCTCACGCTTTCCGCCAGGTGGCGGAGCGGGCGGGGGTCCCCACCCAGTATGCCGAGGCTCTGAACGGGGGGGAGGAGTGGCAGCGTGCTTTGTTGCGTCACACCCTGGCGGAGAGCTATCAGCACGCCGCTGGGCGGTACCTGGTGCGGTCCGTGAAGGGGGAGATGAGGGGTTTTCTTTCCGACCGTTTCCGCCGCCTCGATGTGCGGCCTTTGCTTGAGACCTTCGTGTCAGAGGCAACGGCCCGGGGGGCGGTCCCGTTCGAGGGGTTGGCCTCGGACGTCAGAGTCCAGTTGAAGGCCCTCATCCCCACGCCGGTTGAGGTCGTCCCTGGGGAGTGGGTTGCACTGGGGGCGGAGTGGGCCAACAGCGACTACGGGGCGGGTAAGTACCGGCTTGCCCTGTTCATTTTGCGCGTGCTCTGTATCAACGGCCTGGTCGGGTCTGACTTGATTTCGCAGGTGCATCTCGGGGGACGGCTCGACTCCCGGCTTGAATACTCGCGCCGGACTTACGAGCTGGACACCGCGACCATGAGGAGCGCAACCCGGGACCTGGTCAAGGTGGCGTTCAGTGAAGAGACCCGCCAGGCTCAGATCGGCAAGATCCGCGAGGTGGCGGCCAAGCAGATTGACGCGGGCCATCTGGCCCGGAACTGGGGGAAGGCCCTAACCAAGGATGAGCTCGCCAAGGTCCGCGAGGCATACGAAGGCCCGGACGTCGAAAACTTGCCCCCCGGCCCTACCGCCTGGAGGGCGACTCAAGCCTTGGCGTGGGTTGCTCGCACCCTCCCCGATGATCGGCGTCTTGACCTTGAACGGCTCGCCGGCCAATCCCTCGCCGCCTGATCGCCCGCTAGACGCCCGCAACCTGGGGGGGACGGCCTTCCCCCCCGGGCCTCCTCCCCGAGCCCGCAGCAGACCCGCCAGCACGCCGCCAGCCATGCCCCCGAGTGTGCTATGATGCAAACCGGCCGGAAGCCTAACCCCTCCGGCCAGATTGGAGGAACGATGGCACGAGCCAAGAAGAAGCCCGCGAACCCCGAGCCCCCGGCCTCAGTGGTCGAGCCCGTCACCTCGGAGCCCGCCCGCCTGTGCGCCCTCTGCGGTGTCGTGATCTCCACCCCGCTGGATGGCTTCCGCTTCCTCAAGGGCGACCAGGAAGCCTGCGAGCGTTGCGGCTGGAATCTCCGAGCCCGCACATGTCAACACCGCTGGGTGCACGACGCACGCGGCCAGAAGCCCGCAACCTGCGCCCGGTGCGGCTCCGTCCGAGAGCCCGCCCTCCTCTGACCCTCCCCCTCCCTCAGCGCGGGGGGTTGACCCTTCGGGGTCTCCCCCCGCATAATCCCCAACAGAGTGCTACCCCTCACCTCATTAAGCCCTCCCCCCTCACCTCCCCCCCTCCGCCCCCTCCGCCTGTGCGTTAGATGTTCTCATGCCTGGCTGGGGAGGAAGAGGGGGACCACCGACCAGTGCCCACGCTGCCGCACCCGTCACCGCACAACTCCGCGAAATCCCAGGCGATCCCGGCGCGTTGCTTCGGAGCGATCACTCCGGCTCGCTCGCGCCCGGGCGCTCTTCCTCCAGCTCTCCGGCCTGTGGTGAAGTCCCGAACCCCAGCACTCCGAAGCCTTCGAGCCCTCCGGCTCCGGTGAGCCCTGCCCGGCCCTCCGGCCTTCGGCGCTCCGTGGCCCGAGCTATCGGCGCTGGCTGGCTGCGCTGGCCGCAGGAGACCGGCAAACTCTGAATCCAAGGCGAGCTGTGGCCCAATTTCAGGTCTACCCCTCACCCGCGCCACCCAAAAAAATAAAAAGCGCATTGACGGACTGAAAGCGCACTGACGGACTGGGGGAGGCATTTCGTGGAGGGCTGAAGGTTTGACAGTAGGCGCAGGTATATGAGAAGGTGGGTGGCGTTGGAGGGTTTTGGGATGTGGAAGCGAGTTTTAGTGGCATTTCTGGTTCTTTTTGGGGCATTTTTCAGTGGGAAGGCATTTGCGAGTGTGATGGTGACGTCACCGGACGGGCAGTGGGGGTGTGAGGCGTACACGAAGGCGGAGAGCAGGGAGCAGTGGGGCGAGCGTAATGGTCATGTGGTGTTGTGTTTTGATGGGAGTGGGCAGTTGGCGGGGTATGTGTTGAGGAAGAACGGGGCGGTGCGGTGTACGATTCACGGGGAGTTGGAGCCGATGTATCAATGTGGGTGGTTGCAGTGGTGTGGTGAGCTGGCGAGTGAGCCGTGTGAGTGAGGGGGGAGTCATGTCGGAGCAGGGTGAGGGTAAGGATTTGACGGAGGAGGGGCGGAGGATCGTGGATGAGTTGAGCAAGCCGGAGGAGGGGCAGGGGGAGCGGAAGCCGGACTATGAGGCTGTGTTCAATACTTTCGGGTTTCGTTGTCCGCACTGCAAGAGCATACTCTCGGTGGTCGTGCATATTCACGGTTTTCCTTCTTGACGTGGGGTGGGGGCTGATGAGTGCTCTCCTGCAATGAATTATTGAAGCTCATGGCCGCTACGCGGAAGGATCCGCGTACATGGCTTGAGCGTGCGTTCTACATCACGACGAAGGGCAATCCGGGGCAGGCTCCGGTGATGACCCTTCGGCTGAACGATCCCCAGGCAGACATCAACGCAGCGATTCTTGAGAGGCGCAAGGCGGGCCGTCCTCCGCGCCTGATCGTGTTGAAGGCGCGACAGCCGGGAGTTTCGACTTTCTGTTGCGGGATCGTGACGGCGACGGCCTGGTCGATACCGCACAGCACGTCGATGATCCTGACCCACCTGGACGAGTCTTCGGAGAAGATGCTCGCGAAGTGTGCGTTTGGCGTTGACAACCTTCCGGTGGAGATCAAGCCGGTCGAGAAGCGGCGGAAGACCGACCTGATCAAGTTCGATTACATTCAGTGTTCCGATGGGCGTGTGAAGCTCAATTCCGAGATCCAGGTCGCGACGGCCTCCGGCAAGGAACTCTGGAGGGGCATGACGATCCGGGTGGCTCACTGCTCGGAGTTCGCCCGCTTCCCGTATCCGGCCAGGACTCTCGGAGGGTTGATCCAGGCGGTGCCGAAGATTCCCGAGAGTCTTGTCGTGATCGAGAGCACGGCACAGGGAGAGGGAGACGTCTTTCACAGCGAGTGGCTGCGTGCGGAGAGCGGGGAGAGCGACTTCGTGCCGATCTTCATTCCGTGGTGGCGTCTTCCCGATGCGACGATGGTCGTGCCTCCCAATTTCCGGCTGACTCCCGAGGAGAGGGCGCTCAAGAAGAAGTACAACCTCACCGATCCTCAGCTCTCGTGGTATCGCTACGTGCTCAGGACGGAATGTCAGGGAGACAAGGATCTTTTCGACCAGGAGTTTCCCGGCAGTCCCCAGATGGCGTTCCTCACGTCGGGCAGGCCGTCGTTTCCGACCAAGCCACTGGCCGAGATGTACGAACGGGCTCGCAAGATCGAGCCGATGCGCGGGGAACTCGTCGAGTTCGCCGATGGCATCCGGTTTTCCAAGTCCCGGGACGGATGCCTCGCGATCTACGTTGGTCCGAAGCGGGACCACGAGTATTGCATCGGCGGTGACTGCTCAGCGGGTGTCGAGGGCGGCGACTTCTCGTGTTCCGCCGTGTACGACAGGCAGACTTCCGAGATCGTCGCGGTCTGGCACGGGAAGATAACGCCAATAGAGTTCGGGCAGAGGATGATGGCCCTGGGCCGTTACTACAACACGGCCTGGCTGGCTCCTGAGGTCAGCGGCGGTCATGGTTTCGTCGTCATAGCGGAAATAAAGCAGAACTTCTATCCCAGGATCTACGTCTACACGCGCCAGGACAAGATCCGGAACACGATCACGAACTTTCTCGGCTGGGAGACGACGTACCGCACCCGGGGCCTCCTTCTCGACTCGATGCACTGGGCGATCTCCAATCACGAGATCATGGTCTGGGACATCGGCACGATCAAGGAGCTGCGCGAGATGCGCTACGTCGATGCCCGTCGTGCGGAAGGTCTTCACTACGACGACCGGGCGTTTGCGACCATGATCGCGTACCGTTGCCACTTGGAGATGCCGATGGAGGCGACCGGGATGCCCCCGCGTCTGCGGATACCTCCGGACCCGAAGATTGATGACGACCTGCCTCCGTTGCCGGAGGAACCCCTTGCCCGTGAGATATGGCAGGAGACCGATCAGATCCTGCGAACGATGGTCACTTCGAGGCAGCGTATGCTTGACGAGTATGGGCAAATACCGGATCCTAAAGATGAGGCGACGTGGGATCCCGGTGGTAGAGACTGGCTTCCGGAGGTCCCTTACTGAGGGGTGCGGAATGACGCCCTATGGCAGGCACGCCGGCTAGAAAATGCGTTTCAGGCGCAGGAAAAGCGAAGGTTTCAAGCTCCGGAGGGAACAACGGATCCGCACGGGGCCGGAGCGCACGAGAATGGAGCCCCGGTCAGCCCGTGAGAACAGGCGCGACCTTCGCCTCTCGAATAGGACGTCGTGATGGCGGTTCGCACAGTAGACAACATCAGCGAGACCGCCAGCACGATGAAAACTCGGTACCCTCAACCCCGTCAGAAGAGAGACCCCTTTGGGATCAAGTTCCGCAGGGGATTTCGGACCCACCAGAGGGTCGAAGGTGTCAGGCCGCTCTTTCGCTCGCCGAAGCGTTAGGCGTGTACCGTTCCGAAGAGGAAACGTGCGTGCCTCTTGCCGTGAGACCTGAGCAGTGGATCGCAAGTGGCCTGGGGCATCCCTCCTGGCGTTTCATACGGTCCTTCTACTCAGCCCTTCTCATCAACCTCCTTGCCGACATGCAGGCCGGCTTCGAGGACTGGAGGCCGAAGCCCATCGTGAGGCAGCGTAACCTCCGGAAGGCGTTGCAGTGGATTGCCTACCCGGATGAGTCGGACGTGCCCATCAACTTCCACACCGTCTGCACCGTGCTCGGCTTCGACGAGCAGTACCTTCGGGATCGACTTCGGAACTTTTTCATCGAGCTCAACGGAAAGATGGACAAGCACGACGAGACAGGCTTGCCGGTCGCCGTCTGCGGCCTGCCCGGTCGTCCTCGTCGTGTCGCCTGTGGCTAGTCCGATGAACTGGCTAGATGGAGCTTGGCAATACCGATAGACTGAAACAGCCCGGAACCTTCGAGTGAGAGGGACGACCGAGATGAAGATTCAACGATTTCTGCCGTGTCTCGTCATCGTGGCGCTGCTGGCCGTGCTGCCCGGAGTTGCCAGCTCAGCTCCAGCCGGAAAGATACTCACCTGTCGAGATTGGGGAAGGTTGACGCCTGTGGCCGGCCAGACGGGAGACGGAGACTCCTTGAACTGGGTCGATACCGGCGAGGGCTTCAACTCGATCACCTTTTGCTACTTCTACGACTCCGGGCTCGCGACCACGACCATCTTTCTTTCGATAGATGGGGGCGAGCACTGGGATGACGTTGAGAACACTCAGTTTGGCGGTGGAACGGCGCAGGAGTGTGTCAGCATCACGTATCCCACAGGCATGTATAAGGCTGTCGTCACCAGCTCGGCAGCTCCAGTGGAACACATTCTTTTCAGGTGCGGTCCAAGGACGGGGAGGTAGGAGATGGATTACCGTCGATCTCGTCTGGTCCCATTGCTGATAACGGTGCTCGCGGCGTTTTTGGTCTTCCAGATTCCAGGTCACCGGGCACAGGGTCAATCATCGGGTCTGGGTGGAGGCAGTTCCGGGTGCGGCGTCTCGGTCTGCGAGGAGCCAACGGAGAGTACCTGTTTTTGCGGAACCACCATGTGCCCAACGGGCATGTGGTGCTGTGGTGTTACGAACTCCTGCGAGGTGAGCGAAGCTCTCTGTGTCGCTCATGCCGGCTGTACGACCACGACTTCCACGACCACAACGACGGTGACGACCAGTACGACCACGAGCACGACAACCACCACCACGACGACAAGCACCAGCACGACGACCACGACACTTCCGGCCTGTGGTTCCGTGGACTGCGACATCCCGGTTACAGAGCACTGCGCCTGTGGCGGTACCAGTTGCGCCCTGGGCGAGTATTGCTGTGCGGCGAACGATGCTTGTTACACCTGGAAGGTTTTCTGTCAGGTCATAGGTTGCGCGACCACGACCACGACCACGGTTGAGGAAACCACGACGACGGTCGAAGAGACGACGACCACGGTTGAAGAGACGACGACCACAGTAGAGGAGACGACGAGCACGACCACGACGACCACCACCACGACAACGACGACTCTTGCGGCTTGTGCGGAACCGAGTTGCGGTGCTGTGGCTCCACCTGGTGGGTGTGCGTGCGGAACCGACAACTGCTCGATCAATGAATACTGCTGTGAGGCGAACGACCTCTGTTACGCGACACAGCAAGAGTGCGAGGTTGACGCTTGCTCGACAACGACCACGACAACTGAGGAAGAGACTACCACCACGAGTACGACCACGACCACTACGACCACTACGTCAACGACGACGACAACGCTGCCGACGTGCAGTCCGGTTGACTGTAGTGATCGGGTTATCGAAATCTGCCTCTGCGGTTCCGCGACCTGTGCGGGCGATGATTACTGCTGCGCTGCCGAGAACGTGTGCGATGCCACTCTCGTCGGTTGCGAGGTCGGTGCCTGCTCGACCACGACGACCACGACCACGACCACAAGCACGACGACAACGGTTGAAGCGACCACGACCACGACCGAAGAGGTAACTACGACCACGAGCACGACTACGACCACCACGACGGTTGAGGAGACCACCACCACGACCGAAGAGGTGACCACGAGTACGACGACAACGACACTCGAATCGACGACGACCACGACGCTGTAGGTCTGACGCTTATGGTCCTTGCTCGTGGTGTAGATGAACGTGCTCACATTCACGAGCAAGCAGCTCGCGTCGAGGCCGGGCGTCTTCGGAAAACTTACGAGTGCCACGAGTTCAACATTCCTGTTTCGACGGTGGGGGTATCCCTCACGGTGGCTCCGCTTGGCGGTGTTCACACGGTCAACTGTAGCTGCGGGGATGCAGCGTTCGTTCGGTTGACGCTGGCGCAGCGGGTCGTCATCAGCAATCTGGGCGGGATCTCGTGCCAGGCATCATTCAACGCGGTGACCAATCACAAGGTCACGGTTGGCGACGGTGAGACATTGGACTGGAACTTTGTAGAGGTTGGTTCGATCTATCTCTGGAACGCCTCTGGCTCGATTGTGGTGCCGGTTAGAATCGTTCTGTGCTGAGGCTTGGAGGTGGCATGGAGAAGGTGACTCCTGATCGAAGTCAGGACCGAGCGTCGGCGGCTGCTGGGCTCTTGAAAGACCACGCCGAGGCCCAGGCCCTCAGTGGACAGATCGAACGCCTGAAGAGTACGAAGAGGGACCTGGAGTTTGGCATTGCCGAGCTTCAGAGGAAGCATGACAGTACCTATGTGAGACTCTTCGCAAGCGAGGCGGAGCAGTGCCAGAAGCTTCAGGAAGCGAGTCGAGCCTACGAACAGGCCGTCAAGGACCGGGATTGCGTTCATAACGAGGCAGCTAGTCTGCAAGATGCAATTCAGCACCTGAGGGGGGAGAGGCAGTATCTCAAGGAGCAGATTTCCGAATCCAGGGTCATGCTGGAACAACTCCAGTCGGCAATCGAGGAAGCTCGCGAGCAGAGCCAGTGGATACAGACCGTTCATGAGAAGCACCGGGAGTTGAGGGAAGAGCTGGCAACAGCCATGAGCGAGCTTGATGGGGTTAAGGCCCAGAAGCTCAGTCTGGAAAAGCTCATCGAGCAAGAGGGTGAGGCAGCGCGTCAACGGTTTGAGCTGGCAAAACGTCAGCTTGCGGAGGTGGCGGTCGTGGCGGAGGAGAACCGGCTGATGAAGCAGCAGATCACTGCTGACGAGAAATTGACCAATGACGCCTGGGCCAGACTGGCGACTCGCGAGCAGGAGCTTGTCGAGCGCGAGAAGGCCGTGGAGGCCGGGCGCTTCGTAGTCGATCAGGAAGTTAAGCTCCAGCGCGGCAGAGAGGCGCAGCTCGACCAGCACGAGGCCAACCTGAAGAAAGCTGCGGTTGAGGTCGCGTCTCGCGTCGAGGAGCTGATCTCGAAGGACCAGGCTTTGGAGGCCAAAGTTGTCGAGTTCGGGGCGTTCGTCAACGTCGTGACCAACAGGGACCGTCAGCTCCTAGAGAAGATTGAGGAGTTGGAAAAGCGTGAGGCCAAGCTCGCCGCTGCCGAGGCGGAAAATGATGACCGGTTGATGAAGTTGCGGGAATCGGCGGAGGAACTGTACCGACGTGAACAGGCCATCAAGCAGCGCGAGAAGAATCTGGCTTAGCCTCCTCGCGGCAGTCATCCTACAGTTTGGCTTTCACAATCCTGCCCTGGGTCAGCCTGCCTTCAGTAAGCCTGGCTACGGGACCATCTACTATGGCGGGGCCAATATGCCGGCCCGTAGGATCCTCAAGTTCGATGGCACGGGAGTCACATGCGCTGACGATCCTGTGCTTTTGATGAGCGTTTGCACCATTACCGGGACTGGCGGTGGAACCATAGATGGTTCTGGTGCGGCTGGGGAGGTTACCGTTTGGGCTGACGCCGATACTCTCACATCGGAAAGTGCCTTTAGCTACAAGAGCCACGAGGGGATGAAGTTCCTGAATTTCGTGGATGAGGCTGGACGGCAACTTCAGATTGGTGTCACTGGCAATTCCGGAGTCTGCAACGGCGATTGCGACGATCCTGGTCTTCTTTGCGCAATTCACGCGAATTGCACCGGATGTAGTAACGGCTGCACGCAGATCTGGGATAAGACAAAACCTAGTATTTTTTCAGGTAATTCATGGAGCTTAGGATTAGCTACTGGTAACGCAAGCGGTACAATGTACTTTCAGTCCTATGACAATATGACCTTTTACAATGCCGATGCGACCGTTAAACGTCTTGAGCTTCACTCTACGGGTGGCGTACCGGACTACGCTACGATTTATGGAGACACCTACGTAGATGATCTTACAGGTACTGGAACACGTTGCGTGAATGTAAGCGACACTGGACTTCTTGGGGCTGCTGCCTGTGGAACCGTAGATGGTTCTGGTACGGCTGGAGAAGTCACCTTTTGGTCTGACACTGACACTGTCACATCTGATAGTGGTTTTTGTTACGATCCGACAGAGAATCAGTTCTTTGTTAATCGTTCATGTGTTGACCCTGGAGTTGGTGGAGATGCCTCTGGCATAGTTGTCGACCGCAATGTTTGGGTTATTGGTGACGGAGCCGATAGCAACTATTACTTTATGGCTTACGGAGCTGATCCTCAGTGGCTGGGATACCGTGCTCAGGGGAGGGAAGCTACTCCGACGATTGTCACTGATGGTAATCGACTGATTCATATACGAGGAACTGGTTACGACGGCGCACCAACAAATGGCTACTGGGCTATCGGTGGTTACATGGACATCGTTGCCGATGGCAACTGGGTCGCAGATACCAGTTCGCCGGCAAAGTGGATGCTTTACCTTACCCCTTCGGGTAGTCAGACGCCGATCAAAGTCGGTGAGTGGAAACCGGGAGAATTTCGTATCTTATCTGCTGGTACAACGCCGTCATTGTATCTTGAGGGCTCTGGTGGCGATGGGGCGATTTCTTACGACAGCAGTGGCACACCCGAGTTCCGGCCCAATAGAGCCTGGAGGATGGTCGAGGACTTGCCTCTTCACATTGGTGGCGCTGCTGGCTACTGGTCCTTGAAGTATGACGAGGCCGTAGACGATCAACTTCTTTTGAGTACCACCAAGACAGGAACGGCTTCGATTACTGATCCCATGTATGAAATCTTGGTAGGGGCCACGCCAACAGCGGACCAGCAGGTCTTCGGCATCGCCAAGGGCACGCAGGATAGCAACACGCCGTTGTTCACAGTGGACGAAGATGGAGACGTAGAGTTCGCAGGTTCACTTACGGCAACTGATCTGGAATGTGCTGGTTGTGTTGATGGAGATGATGTTCATAGTTCGATTGCTGGTGCTGGACTTCAGTGGGTTGCTGGAAGTCCAGATACCCTTGCAACGGAATCGACGGAAAGTGAGTTCCTGCATCCAGACGTTATTGGAGATGCGCTCGTCTGTGGTGCTGGAACTGCTGGGCAGGTGCAATTGCGTGTTGGCAAACCTATGGAGTATTGTGATAATTCGGCTACGCCAGCGATCAAGTATGCTGCTTATGGCAATTCCAGCGGAGATGCCACTACCGTCTCTTGCGCGAGTTGTGTAGCATTGGGCACTGAGACGGCTGGAGACTACGTCGATTCAGCGACAGCAGACCAGGGACTTGTTGCTGCTGGTACGGAGAAATTGAATCTTGGCCTCAAGGTTTGTTCCTCCGGTCAGGTTCTGAAGCGAACCGCAGATAGTAAATGGGACTGTGCGGCAGATGCCACTGGCGGCGGTGGGACTGGTATTCTTTCGGCATCGACGTGCATGAAACTCTCGGGTGTGAACAACGTCTACGTTGCCAGCGGGACATGCGCTGATTCGAGTGAGTCACTGGTTCTGACTCAGGTTGAGAACGCGATTACGCTTTCAGATCTCCGATGTCGTGGATCTGTGGATCCAGGTGCTGGTAAGAGTGTTTCAATCACGGGTCGGTATGGTGCCTGCGGATCTCTGTCCACATCAGGGACTTTCACATGCTCTTTGACTGGAGGTTCGGGAGTACCACCGAGCTGTACTGCTGGTGCGGCTACGATGGCAGTTGGTGACGAGGAGTGCTGGAGCTTGCTCCTGCAACCTGGTGGAGCGTTCACATCGAAGATGGCGGTTAATTGTACTCTGGCAGCTACTGGATAGCGACGAGAGGAGTCTGGAATGAAGAAGGTTCAAGGACTGAGGTTGGCGTGGCAGTTTTACGTGTGGGTCGTCTTGATGCTTGGCCTGCCTATTCTGGCGTTTGGGTTCCAGGCCACGAGCCCGATCACACTTGAGGATGGTTCGATTACCATCACCGATCCGCTGCCGGTGGATAACGGTGGTACCGAGCGACAGACCTTGACTCTTTACAATGTTCTACTCGGTGCCGGCACAGGACCGATTGACTACGCTGCTCCAGGGGCCAATCCACAAGCGTTGATCTCCAATGGAGCCGCTTTCAATCCTACCTTCCAGGCGTTGGACCTGGCAGGTACGTCAGCCGTGACTGGGCTCCTGCCTCTGGCAAATGGTGGCACTAACAAGAACGTCACGCCGCTCAACGGTGCTCTGCTATACACAGATGCCGACTCCGCAGAGGTGATGGCTAGTGTTGGTACCTCCGGTCAGTGTCTCAAGTCCCAAGGCGCTGCGAACCCTCCGACCTTTGGAACCTGCACGACATCTGGCTCACCACTGGTGGCCTTCAGCACCGTTGGTAACGTAAGTAACTCGACTGTGTACGTGAACTTCGCCGGAGGCGTCGATACGACTGAGGTTCGTGTTCAGATGCCAATGCCTGCGGCCACGTTTGCCAACCTTCGGTGTGTGAGTTCCGTGGCACCTGGCGGTACTCAGACCATCATCATCACCGGCAGGTACGGGGCTTGTGGCGGTCAGGGACCGGACGCAGATCACACTTGTACCATTACTGGAGCTGCGACCACTTGTGATCCAGACCCCGATACCGATCCAGTCGTGGTAACGGCTGGTCAGTGTCTGGATTACTCGATCGCTTCCTCGGCGACTGCGGCTAACGCAGTTGTCAACTGCACGGTGGAGCGCACTGCATGATTCTGTGGCTGTTGCTGGTTACTTTCCTTTGTTTACCGACTCAGGGTTGGGCACTCTCGGTTAGTGCGCCTATCAGCCTTGAGGACGGTACCATTGGGATGGTTGCTGGCGCGAACGATAACACCATAGAACTGTACGACACGGACACGTCTGCGTGGATACCTAGATACTTACTCAGCACGGACTTCACGGTCACGGGAGAGTACGTTAGTCTCAGCGAAACCGTCAACCGCTGTGGTACATTTTGCTTCGATGAGTGTGCGGAGGTTCCGGCCACGGTGGACATTTGCGATAAAGCTCTTGACTTGGGCGGTGGCACAGTTTTCATACCAGATGGTGGGACAACGAGTCTAACCTGCACGGCTTTGACTCCCACGCAACTTCAGGTGCTCGACAATGGTACCCTCGAATGGTGTGACGGCGCGGGATCGACTACGGAACGCAGCGTTGCTCCGTTTGGTCCAACCATAGACGACACTGAGTTGACTGCTGAGAACTTTGGCGCATTTACGTGCTCGGGTTCTGAGGATGGATGCGAGATAAACTCTTCTATTGCGGCTGCAGGACTTGCTTTAGATACGAGCACGACTCCGGACAGTATCAAGACAGCTTCACAAGAGGCTGCGTTCTTCGCTGATGGGGGAACGACCAGCTTGACTTGCACGTCAGCACAAGGGGCGGGCAGTGCTCAGGTGATGGACAGCGGGAATATGCAGGTGTGCTCAGGCGCATCCACGCCACTGTTGGGGATGATCGCACCCAACATACCGATGGCTGGTTGGGGAGGTACGGCAGGCGCGGCTTTCACCTATGCCGGTCAAGGTACGGGAGCGTGTAGTGGTGACATTTGTCGTGGTGGTGTTTGTTCCGGTACTACACCGAATGGAACGTGCACGCTTACCCCCAACAGCGAGTATTGGAAGAATCTTGTAAATCTCATCAATGATCCCTCCGATCAGGCTTATTACGCGAGGGTAGACAGCTTCACCGTTACTGGCGGAACGATCACGATCAGTAATGCTTCTATTGGCACGAACGGCATGGTGGTCGTTTTTCTAGTGCGAGACAATGTGAGCATAGATGAAACTACGTCAGCAGTAACCTTCAACCTTGAAGGAAGAGGGGCTGCGGGGGGATGTGCAACTCCAGCCGCTGTAGATGACAACGCTCAGGGTGGTTTTGGTGGAAGCACGGCGTTTAATCTTGGTGGCTGGCCTTCTCTATCTGCTGGCAACGGAAATGTTGGTAACGCATTCAACTCTGCTAGTCCAATCAACACGCCCTATATTCTTTGGACAAGCGGTTTCATGCCCGTATTTCCGGGGACGGGCGGTGGCTGTGCAAAGATGACCTCGGGAACGTCTGGTGGAATCGGAACCAATTTAAGTTACGGTCGTGGACTCATAGGGTCAACGGGTGGAGGAGGTCCTTGGTGCCCTGTAGCAGCATCTGGCACTGTTGGTACCGCTGGACGTGGTGGTGGTGGGATAGCCTTTGTTGTCGGTGGGTCGTATTCATGCGTTGCTTCTGGAACTCCAAGCAATGAGTTTGATCTTGATGGCACTGCTGGAGGTACGGGTGCTGCTGGTGGAGGCGGTGGAATACTGACTGTGATCGCTCGTGCCTTTGGTACGACGACTTGTGACATAGAAGCAGAAGGTGGTGCTGCTGGTGCTAGTCTTACGGACTGCTCATCATACGTCGGTGGGGTGGGTGGGCACGGCGGATGGTGGTTCGTGAACACAACAACTGGTGCTTTTTCGGATAACACCGACGATGACTAATGATGGGACATTTGTGGAAGTGGCTGATAGCTAATGGCGTGGATATTGATTGCCTTGCTTTTGGTTTGTAGTCCTGCTCTTGCTGGCGATCCCGTTTGGATGACCGCCTTTAGCTCGGCTGACGAGGACGATGCTACCAATGGGTACGACTCCTTTGAGTTCTTACAGCGTCTTGATGGAGATGCCGAGGATGCTGACATTAGACTCCAGATGACGACGATCTGTGGAGCTGTAAATGGCTGCGATGCTACGTCTTTGTGGGCTCTTGAGGTTGATGTGGGCCAGAACGAGCAGGCGTACTACGAGCCGGTGAACACCACGGCTGGAATGTGCGCTACTACTGCCACGGACGAGTGTGATGAAAATTCCGACTGTCCTGGCGCGGATCATTATGGTTGTCGTATTGCGGAGCAATCTCCCTTTCCATTGGACACTTATGAGATGGCCGTTGACGGGAGGTTGTACTTGGCAAGCGCAGGGAGCAACCGGCCTATCCTAGAGATCATTGAGAGTGATGGAGGCACGGGAGCGAATCTCGTGTGGAACACAGACCGGACGTTTACCGTCCGTTATGATACGACGACGCTTGGAACTCCTACGTTCATTGCACACGATACGGCTTGCACGACGCCGTACACTCACTTGCCATGTCTGGACAACTCCTATTGTCCATCTGGCTATCCGTGTACCGCCAATAAATACTGGGCTCCGGTGAAGCTGTATCAGTATTCTCAAAGTCCAACGGTCAACGTGGATTTGTACGTGGCAGGCCATCGGATAGCACATTATACACCCATACCTGCTTCCGCACCGAGCAAGCCAGCGACGTTTAGAATTGGCGGAACGACGGACGATCCTAACGGAGCTATCCATTTCTATGCTGCCAGCATGGTAGCATACGCATGTTCTGAGAGTAGTTGCCCGATCAATTCCGCCTGGGGATATGTTGCGACTGCTTACGCAGATACCGATGGTGATGACAAGGAATGGGGAGAAACTAGCGGCGGAGGGTGCCTCTCGTCAACCCATTGGGATTGTTTGAACGATTACAGCGACACGGACGAGGCCCCTGACTATACCTACGGAAGCGGTCGGGTGACTTCTACACAAAAGGGAAAGCTTGAGGAGATAGCCGGCTTTACCTCGGTTACTGTCTCAGGAGACCGAACGGTTGATGCGATTGACATTGTGGGATTTGGGGATGCTGGGGATGGTAACGCCGCCACCACGCATCAGTTTGAACTCACGGGCTATGTAAATAGCATAGACCCGGCTTACACCATGTCGTCTGGCATGATTACGGTTGGCAACGCGAGTCCACACGACGACGAGAACAATAATGACCGCCAAGTGGTGCGTGTTCTCGGCTCACGTCCATCTATGCTATTCGATAACTGGTCTACTACGGACATTGACTCCCTGACCATCTCGCTTAATTCTTCTTCAACCAACACCAATCTAACCAGGCTTGGTGTCGTCGAGGTCTACGTCCATGTCGTCGAGCCGGGTCAACTGCCGGATACGATCCCAGAAGGGAACAAAGGCACGGATGACAACGAGCGGACCGTAGCTATCGTTGGCGATTCGACAAGTGTGCCCGATCAGACTTTGCAGGGCCAGTGCGACAACGATCCATCAGTATTCTGCACGCAACGAAGTCATTGCTCCTGGGACCCCGAGAAGGACACCCCAACAGGCGGCTGCGGCTCGAATGAGCAGTGCATTACGTGCAGCGGCTCGCAAGGCGCGACTGTTGGATACCGATGTAACACAGCCGATCCTACGGATGCCGATGCGTTGCTCTGCCACTCGATCTGCTCTGGCGGAACTGCTCCACCGGATACCAACTGCACGGTTGATGGCGATTGCTCCGGTGGCGGAACGTGTGAGATCAACGATTGCGTAGCCGGTCACTGCACGAGAAACCCAACAGTGACCTGTAGCTCGCGGACGACCTGCGAGAATCTTGGCACCTGTAGCATGACTGCAACCTGTGACGATAGCTGCCCAGGGGGAGACTGCCCACCTACTTTGAGCTGGTCTGACTACATTCCTGGCAACGTCCGTGTAGACAACCTGATTAACTGTGCGCATGGCGGCTGGGGCACCTGGCACCAGAATGAACACTTCGAGCGAGTATTGGATGCCGAGGCGAAGACGTGTCAGAACACCGGGAGTGGATATTTTGGAGACGCCTGCGATGATTCTTCTGACTGTGGTGGAACGCTATGCTTGCCATTTTGTGATGTCATTCAAGGTGAGAGGAAGAAACCCGATGTCATTGCGGTTGACCTCGCTGTAAATGACTCGGCGATTTACTCGAATGCTCCCAACTGTGATGGTATCGGGGCTGCTCATGGAGGTTCAATAGCTGGTACTGGTGCCTGTAGTCCACCAACCCAGGTCAACTGTGCTCGTCACCAGGATTGCATAGATCAGGTTGGACCTGACTCCGTTTGCGCGGGAAGACTGCCCAACAGTTCAAGCACATGCTACTCAAACATCATCCAATATGGCGTGTCCGGCACTTGTAGTGTCGTCCATCGTATCTGCCGTCAAGGCTCAGATTGCTACTTCTATGGCATGGACACTTGCACGGTAGATGAGCCAACGAAAGATTACCCGAGGGGCAACTGCAAGTGCGTAGATAATGATGACTGTCCCGATCCTCTTTCTGCGAGTGATCCTGGCTGGGTGTGCGCTAAGGTGTGCGTTGGCGGAAGCGCCGATGACAAGGGTTGCCTCGTGGCAAGCGACTGTCCTGGTGGGACATGCACCAATACTGAGATTTGCCATCGTGGTTGCACGACCGATGCTCAATGTTATGGCGCGGGTGCTTGCAACAACGCTGGTACGCAAGACTGGTGCCAGGGTACTTGCACATACCCCGGTAGCGAGCAGGACTGCGACGACCCCACGGACTGCGACTCGCTCAACCTCATGGTGACGAACCGGGTATTTAGCTGGAATGGAACGTGCTCGTCTGGTCATTGCCTGTGCTCAGGTCCATCTTACTGTTATGGTGATGGCGCTTGTGCCACTCAGTACGAAACGGGTTGGCTAAACGCTCTAAAGGGACATGCCGTTGCGATTGAATACTACGACCGCTGGCAGTCGGTGATCGACGGACTCAGCGAGAGCGATGGCAGGCCCAAGCTCTTATTCAGCACGGTGCCGGATACTTACGCTGCGGAATGTGATCCGTCACGAGGCGACAAGCAGTATGTCGCCCGAGTCAACGAGCATCTGCGGGGTGACGCCTATTGCTCAGGCGGGACCGATGTTGGAGAGAACTGCACTGAGGACAGTCAGTGTAGTGGCGGTACGTGCAATCGGCGGTATCGCTATGTTGCCGACTGTGCCGATGATTTCGACCACGATAAGGCAACGCACCTTCAACCAGATGGTCTTCATTTCTCCGCTCCTGGCTCAGAATCACTGGGCATGTGTATGGTTGACCGTTTGCTGAGCTGGAATACGTGTTCCCTAGACGCGGGTACAGAAGACACTATTCCTCAATATTATTGCCGCAATGCTAATGGGACATGGCCTTCACCACAGGTACCATGTACGGTCGAAACGGAACAGACGGACTGTACTGGAATCCAGACGTGCGAGCTTCAAGGCTGTACCTGCGATTGTGTTGGGAGTGTGTGTGCCGGAACGGCCTATCCAGGGCAAGCGTGTAGTATAGATAATGACTGCTGCTCACCGTTTGGTGGCGTGTGCAGCGGAGGGATCTGCACGTCCGCATGTTATGGAAGTGCCGAGTGCAACGTGGTGAGTTGAGAAAGAGGTTTGGGTGGAGTGGGCAAGCTTGTTGAGATCCGTTACATCGTGATCCATCACAGTGCGACCCGGGATGGTGAGACGATGTCTTGGCCCGCCATCCGGCGCTTCCATACGACGCCTCCTCCGGACGGTCGGGGTTGGGCGGACATCGGTTACCACATCGGGATCGAGCAGATTGCTCAGACGTGGGAGGTGTTCATTGGGCGACCCTGGACGGTGGCTGGTGCTCACGCTCCGGGCCGGAACTCTGACAGTCTTGGCATCTGTCTGGTGGGTGATTTCGACCAGACTGCGGTGCCTGCTCAACAGTGGGCTGCTGCTGTTAGATTGGTCCGATGGCTTCGTGGACGGTTTACAGTGCCTGTGGATCGGGTAGTCGGGCACAGGGAGGTGCAGAAGGGACGGACTTGCCCGGGGAGGTACTTTGATCTGGCGGCCTTCAGAGATGCGGTAGCCAAAGGGTAGGAAAAGCTTTAACCTTGAGGAGGTAAGCGATGGCTCGGAAATGGGTTCAAGGGGCCATAAAGCATCCAGGCGCGTTGCACGAGGATCTGGGGATTCCTCAGGGGAAGAAGATTCCACGGGACACGCTGGAGGCGGCGGCGAAGCGCAAGGGAACGGTGGGCCGTCGGGCGCGACTGGCGATTGCGATGCGGGGATTCCGCCACGGGGGGAACCGGAGTTCGAGGAAGTGATGAGTTGTGCTGGCTGTGAGGCGAAGGACGACGAGATCCGGTTCTTACGGTCCCAGATCGTGGAGATGCAGGATCGGCTTCTGGCCTTGACTAACCCGGCGTCATTTCAGATCTATAAGGGGTTGCCGGTGTCGGGGGGTCCTACCGTTCCAGGTGTTGGCGCAGAGCAGACGTTTCCTGATCCAACGACGGGCGAGTTGATGATGTTCGTCGGCGGTCAGGTCGTGAAGGCGGCTGAATACAGCAAGGCGATGGGAAAACTTGAGGAACAGATGTCCGGGCGAAGCCCGGGAGATGGCGAGCAAGGGTTGCTCTAGGGAGGGGAATAGAGATGGCTGTGACGTTCACGTTTACGGAGGCGGTTTCAGGTAAGCAGAACATGGGCAGTTTGTTCGCCCGGATCGGTACGTTGAACTTGAGTGGGACGGCTAGTGCTGGGGGCGATACCATCACAGCAGCCCTGGTCGGACTGAGCAGGATCCTTCACGTCAACACCGAAGGTTGCACGGCTGAGGGTTTCGTACCGGCGATTTCCTACTCGGGTGTGAACGCGGTGCTGAAGCTGTTCCAGCAGACCGGCACGGCAGCGGCCCTAGTGGTAGCGACCGGGGCCACCGTGACTGGTTCGATGCCTGTCATCATCTACGGCCTATAGAGGCTGGTTGGTCTATTCGTGCATGGGGAGGTGGTCATGAGGATTGGCGGAGGCTGACGCACAACAGCTTGTAGGCCCCCAGCTTGCTGGCTCCAGTGTTTCTGAGCCTCGTGCCCCTCGTCCGGGGTACGCTGGTTTTCTGACTCCAGAGGACCGCAAACTTCTCCAGAGAGTCGAAGAGCGGCTTGGCGTCAACAGTCGCCAGATGAGCCGCTGGGCTCTCGAACGCCAGTATTTCGAGTGTGTTGCCTTCTACCTGGGGATCCAGTGGATCGAGTACATGGAGACGGGCAAGCGTTGGGTGCGTGCCCAGTTTCCGAGCTGGTTCCCCACCCCGACGTCGAACGCCCTCAAGCCTCGTGCCAACGGCATGATCAGCCGGCTGCTGCGGTCCAGGCCGCAGGGCCGGGTCCGTCCCGAGTCCAATGAGATCGCTGACCGTCAGGCGGCTGACGTCGGCGAGAAGATGATCCAGCACATCTACGACGTCACCAATGAGCTGGAGGTACGCCAGCTCGCGGCTGTCTATGCCGTGTTGACCGGGACGGTCATCGCTGAGGACTATTTCAATCCCAAAGCCGGGATGGCCCGGATCATTCCACGGACGAAGTTACAGGAGACTCCGGTGCAGGAGCCCAAGGGGACCTGTGCGACCTGCAACTACGTGGGGGACGTGAACGAGGTTGGAGGGGCTTGTCCTCAGTGTGGGGGCATCCTCCAGCAGGGGTCAATGCCCCGGCTGCTGCCTGACGGCACTCCGGCGATAGACGTGACCACGGTTCCGGAGCTCGATCCAGAGACCTTGCAGCCGATGTTCGATGTCGTCACCGAGGGCGAGATCGAGTCTCGGATGCTGATGCTGTTCAACTTCTTCTGGGACCCGAAGGCGAGCACCCTCAAGGATGCCCAGTGGTGCGGGGAGGTCCGGTACGTCGATCTGGACTGGATCGACATGAACTTTCCGGACTTCGGTCCCTATGTGGCTGCTCAGGGGGGCATCGAGGCCGGGAGCTTCTTCGAGGCGAGTCTGTTGTCTTTGGTCGGGCCAAGCGTGCCCGGGACGGCTCATTACGGCGGTCTTCAGCAATTCACCAACGGGGCCGTCTTGATGAAGTACCAGGAGAAACCCTCGCAGCAGTTGCCACGCGGCCTGCACATGATCGTCGCCAATGGGGTGATCCTCTATAAGGGCGACCTGCCCGTCAAGGATCAGTACGATCTCGTGACCGGGGACTTCACTTATACGGAGTTCCGGTACGACATCGCACCAGGCCGGTTCCCTGGTTCTACCCCTGTCGAGGACATGGTTGCCCTCCAGCGTCGGATCAACGGGATAGACTCCCAGGTGATCTTGAACCGCAAGACGATGATGAACCCCTGGCTGCTGGCTCCGAAGGGTAGCGGCCTCAATCCTGGCAATGTTGCCATGAGGCCCGGGGCCACGGTGCTCTACAACTTCGTCGGTGTCGGTGCGGCCCCTCAGGTGGTTCAAGGCACCCCTCTCCCCGAGACTGTCTACACGGAGCGTCAGAAGTGCCTGGACGGCATGGACGAGCTGGCGGAGGACCCTCGTGTCAGCAGCATGACCTTCCCTCAGAACACTCGCAGCGGTGTGGCTCTCCACTGGCTCAAGGAGCAGGTCGATGAGTTTGGTGTTCCGAGACTGGAGCGATGGGCTCAGTGGATCGCGGCCCGGGACCGCAAGCGACTACTGCTGGCTCAGCGCCACTACCGCGAGCAGCGGGCGATTAGACTCCTGGGGGAGGGAAGGAACTGGGAGATTAGGAAATGGGCAGGCTCTGACCTTGCCGGCAACACGGACGTCGTTGTTGATCCAGGGACTCTGGTTCCGAGATCCCGCTCCGCTCAGACCCAGATCGTCTTCGATGCCGTCGAGGCGGGAATCATCGACCTCTCGAACCCCGTCGATAAGCAGAAGGTGATCGAGGAGCTTCAGCTCGGTCGGTTCGAGTCGGACATCGGCCCGGATCGTCGTCATGCGTTGATGGAGAACGCGATGATGGACGACCAGATGGCCGCGATGGTGAACCCGGAGGACAACCACGACATTCACGCCCTGGAGCACTTGATGGTCATGAAGGACCCGTCCTTCACGATGAAGGATCAGATGGTCCAGAAACTCTACCGGTACCACTTGGCCGCTCACCACGAGGCGAAGGCGATGCTTGTGGCCGCCACCCAGCAGGGAGCCCCAGCTCCGGCTGGGGAGGAGCCTCGTGCCCAGATCCCAACTGGAGAGAGCGGCGAGGTAGCTGCCGGTGGGCAGGGTGGAGAGGGTCCAGTACCGCCCACATGAGAGGTACTGCGGGTGAGCTGGCACCCACACAACCAGCCGGGCACGGGTCGGCCCATAGACGGCCTGCGGTGGTCGTTCCGGCCATACAGGAACGAGGTGGTGGACAATGGCGGGTGAAGCGACAGCAGCGGACGTAATTGGCGGTCAGGCTGAAGTAGGTCAGCCTGAAGGTGGGGCGGCTCAAGCGCCAACAGGAGAGCCTGTTAGCGGTGGGCAGCCAGGTGGCGTAACTGCTCCTCCAGCAAAGCCTGGAGGGCCGACAGCGGACGCTCGCGAGCCCGCCCCATCACCCGCAGGGGTAGAGGAGCCCCACGTCCCCTGGGCGCGTTTTAGGACGGCCCAGACCGAGCGGACCCAGGCCATGCGCGAGTTGGCCTCGGCCCGTGAGGAGTGGAACAGGCGGGAGCAGGAGCTGACGTCTCAGATCGGGGAACTCACGGGAGGTTCCGAGCAGACCCGCCAGATCGTGGACGACTACCGGGTTCTTTGCCAGATGCTTCAGGCGAACCCGGACCTGACCCAGGCTTTGATGCAGCGTTCCGGCACCGGGGTCGGGGGCGAGCCGGGAGCCGGGATTGCCTGGCCTGGTCAGCCACGTCGTCCGGAGCCTACCCCAGCCGCGCCGGGATTGGACAAGGTCGGGGAGGCCATCAACAAGCTCAACGAAAGACTCGCGCAGCAGGAGCAGGCCCAGCAGGAGGCGGCTCGAACTCGACGTAATGCCGAGACAGACCGACAGCTCAGCGAGGCTTGCACGCAGTTTCTGGATGCCCGGGGGTACGACCATTCCTTTCTGGAGGATGCGAAGGAGCACGTCTTGAAGATGGCTTCAAAGCATCCCGACCTGGAGATGGAGGACGTGCCGTTCGTGCTGGGTACGTGGTTCAAGAACACGGACGGCAAGATCCGAAGCCAGGTGAACAAGTTCTTGGAGGGCAAGCGTCAGGACGCTGGCCTTCCCATCAGCCCGGGTGGAGCGGCAGCGCCGGTAAGAACGGAGGCACCAGCGGGAGCAAACGACAACATGACCGCTCAGCGCGTGGAGGAGGCTCTGCGGCGGATCGGTTGGACCAACTAAAGGAGAGATCAGATGGCCTTGCCAGGAGTAGTGGACAACATTTCCGAACTGAGCGCGATCATGAAGACCGTGTTCGGTGACGGGATCCAGCAGCAGCAGAACTTGGCTGCGATGATCTACAAGCGGTTCTCGCAGAACACCACGCGGTTCGGAGGCAACTCATACGAGTTCCCGGCCCGGATGGTGAACACTCAGTCGGTCGGTGCCCGTGGCTATCGGTTGAGCCTGCCGGAGCCGATCCTCAACGTGGATGTGACCTGCCGCGTCAGGCACAAGTTCATCTACGGAACCTTCGACATCCCCGGACCCGATGTGGAGAAGGGCAAGGGGAACGTGAATGCGTTCGTGAACACCTTGACGGACAAGATGCGGTCCCTGACTGAGATGGTCCTCAAGGACATGAACATGCAGTGCTACCTCGACGGTACCGGGGTCAGGTCAACGCTCACGAGTGCCACCACGACGGGTGGGAGCTGTGCGGTTGACCGGGTGAAGTACCTCCGGACAGGGATGCACGTAAACGTGGTCTCGACCACTGACGGAGCGACCCTGAGGGCTGGTGCGACAGCGGTGGATAGCGATCCCGGTGACACTGGCGGAACATATTTCCAGAAGCGGTGGACGGTGATGTCAATCACACCGCCAACCACGGTCGTTCTCGGAGGCGGATCTCCACCGACCGGATATGCCATCACCAATTCAGCCATTGGCGACATGATCGTGCGTCACAAGGCGATGGGTGTCGAGATGACGGGCCTCGGGGCAATCGTGGACGACGGCGTGTGGAACGCCGGAGCTGCCGTCATGCAGGACATCGACCGGACGGTGAGCCCTCTGTGGAAGGCGAAGGTGTTCGACAACAACGGAGCCACGCTGACGTTGAACCAGATGCAGCTCGGCATGGACGTTCCCGAGATCGTTTCCGGTCGAAGGATCGACACCATAGTCGGGAGCTACAACGGGAGGGACCAGTACCTCCAGTTGGTCGTGCCTCAGAAGCGGTTCCAAGACCTGCGGCTCGACGGCGGCTTCCAGGTGCTGGAGTACAACGGTCGCGACTTCATCGTCGATGTGGACTGCCCGGACGACCAGATCTACTTCTTGAACCGGGCCTCCATCCAGAAGTTCGGCCTGTTCGATCTGGCCTTCGTGGAGCAGACGGGCGGGATCCTGAAGCACTCCAGCCTCAGCGCCGGGGATGTCTTCTACGGGTTCATGCGGGCAATCTGCAACCTGGGAACCACCCAGGCGAATGCGAACGCGAAGATCGCCGAGTTGGCTGTTGATTCGGCGTACAGTGGAGTCAGCATCTAACAGTGCTGATCCTGCGGGCGTAACCCGGGGGTGACTCCCCATGCCGCCCCCGGGTGCCTGCGAAGGAGGGTAGATGGCGACAATCACACTGGCGGCCAAGCTGAACCAGTACAAGTGGCTCTTCTTCGAGAAGGGCATGATGCACGTCTGGAACGAGCTGAAGCGACTGTCGAACGCCGCCAACACGACCCAACTGGGTAGCGGACTCGCATTCGGCACTCTGGACTTTCAGGACAACTGCAATCCTGACGTGGCCGAGCTGGTGAACGACCCGAATCCGGTTGGGTATGCGGGATCAAACGTTTTCGGAACCTCTCCGCCGACACAGGCGCAGAGCTAATAGGAGGAGCTGAAAGATGGCGGTACCTACAACCTTGAAAATCTACCTCAACCAGTTGCGCTGGCAGTTCTACGAAAAGGGAATGCAGCGTGTCTGGAACGACCTCGTGAAGTTCGCGAACTCCACGACGGAAGGGACCATCGCCAACGGGGTCAAGGTCAACACGATCAGCATGACAACCAATTGTTCTCCTGACTTCGTTCCCGGGATTTCGGACGTCACCGAGGGCAGGGATGGGGTCGGCGGCTTGTATGCTGACAAGAAGTACCCGTCGTTCAATGCCGGCTTCATCGCACAATCGTAATGACGCCGGATTGGGGAGTGGTAAAGGCGCTCAGGCGCATCGACCCGAAACTCTCGGTTCGGTGGGTGAAGGAGCGTGGGGTGTGGGGTGTCTTCCACGATGCCCCATACCCCGCTCGACTGGACGCACTGGTACGCGAGAACGGAACACAGATCCAGCTTGAGCTGCTGAAACGGGGCTACGTCGTCACGAGGGGCTGTGCGGAGGAGTACGCCTGGCTCCAGATCCAAGATGCCACCCTCGTCTTCTACGTCACCGAAGAGGACGGGTCGTACCGTCCACTCGACAATCGCGTGGTCGAGAAGATGATGAGGATGGACAGCTTCCGGCGCAATTTCAGCATCAAGGACTGGAAGGACTTCATGAACGTGAAGGCGCGGGCTCAGAAGGAGATGCGCGAGAGGACGTGGGAGGACTTTAACCAGCAGGTTCACAAGGACAAGGTTTACAAGCAACAGATGGCTGAGGCATTGCGTGGGGATTCTCACCTCCGTTCTGTCGGCGTTACTCAGCCAGAGAAAGAGCCGCGATATTCGCTTGCTGAGTTGCGGCAGGGAGGAGAGCAAGAAAATGCGGATACTGAGTGCGATACCCGGAGTGACATTGGCGAAGGTCTTCGCGAGGCGGTCGGTCCAGTTGGGGCCTGAGGAGATCGTCTTTCCTCCGAAGGGGATCCAGTTGCTGGAGGGGCAACCCGTCACGGTGACGGAGCCTGAGGGAGAGGCGATCCTGCTGAAGTTCGGGATGAAGGGAGTGATCCGGATTCCCGACGAGGCGACTCCGGACCAGATACCGGAGCTGCTGCTGACGGCACAGCGCATCCGGTACAACTTTCTTCGGAAGCAGCTAGACGCCTACCGGATGGAGCAGGGCAATCGTCAGGCTACCAACGTCCCGATCATGATGCCGACTGATTCCCTGCGGTCGAAGTTCAACGAGGCGAAGGCGCTGAGGGAGACATTGATCGCGCAGGATCCCGTCATTCAGGAGACCCTTACCGCGTTGCCGGGGGAGAAGCGGGAGATGGCCGAGCCTGACACGCTGGCTGAGGAACTGCGGGCGTTCGGGATCAGTCCGAAGGCAGCGCCACTGGAGCCCGGGATCACGGCATGGGATCAGGGAGTACCCGTCTGATGCCGATCAGTTGTCCAGGCGGGGGCAAGGCGCGGTTCCGGTACAAGAAGGGCACGGACATGCGTCTTGCGTTCTGCGGGGCGGGCAAGGTCGTCGAGGCGAAGAACACCGCGACCGGAGCGGTGCATACTCCCGAGGAGTTTGCGGCTGACCGAAGAGCAGGTCGCAAGGGATCCAGAAGTCAGGGTCGAAGCACCAGCAGGCGGTAATGTCGGACGCGGGTAAGGACTACAACGAGAAGGTGGCGAGGAAGGCTGGTCTTCGCCCGGATGAGACTGGACACATGCCAAGTCGGGTGCCGAGCGGGGAGCGTGAGGGTTTGATCCTGAAGCGTCCCTCGCACCCGACATTCGGGAAGACCATCGAGGGGGAGAGGGTTTGGGGAGGCACGTTCTATCGAAGGGGCGGTCGGCTGTACTCATTCGATCAGAAGCCAGACGAGTCTTTCAGGCCGGTTCCGTATGACCGATTGGAGCGGAAGGTGGAGCGAGCCCAAGCTCACCGGCAGGAGTCACGAGGGGGACGACGATAATGGGATGTGGCAAGGGTGGGAAGAAGACTGGCCGTAGCGGCGGAGGCAGGGGTGGAAGGCGCTGATGGGCCTGCTGATCGTTATCGGCGGTGGTCGAGGGCTGGTCCCGAAGAAGCCTTCGTCGGGCGTACCCAGAGCGGCACCCCGGCCACCGACAGGCAAGCCTCGTCCGATGGTACGTGTGACGAGGAGGACGGGTCGCTAGGTCTGAGTTGATGGCTAAACGGCGGGATCGGAAGCCCTTGCGGGCTGGTTGACCGCTCGCGAGGAAGATTCCCGGGAGGGATCTGAGGATGACGAAGGTCAAGAACCCGAAGGGCGATCAGGGCGCGATGGCTCTCATGAAGCGAGAGCAGGTAAAGCGCAAGGAAGTGAGTTCTCCATTCAACCGCTTTATGGGGAGGCGTGTTGGTAGTCGGACTGGGAGGTAGTCGCTGTGGTAGTCGGGGTGCCGGTAACGCTTGCGGAGCTTCGGGACCGGCTGGCGAATATCACAAATCTGACTGCCACGTACTCCCGTGACGAGGTTCGGGACGCGATCAACTACGGCTACGGCAAGATTCTTCGAGCGATTCATTCGGTAAACGCCGAGCAGTTCGTAACCTTCCGCGACAACTTCACTTTCGTCGGAGCCGAGAGCGAGCACGACATCAGCGACTTCTTCCCGCCTGTGGGGCGGCTGACGAAGCTCGTCGTGCCCGGGATCCCGGCGAACTCCGGCACCAGCCAGAACATCGTCAGCTTCCGGTATCGAGACTTCCGGTCGGCTGACTTCGAGAGTGCCGAGGCAATGAACCGGGGCGGCGAGGCCGGGGTCGTGTACGACATCATGACGGGTAGGATCCCACAGCGGAACACAGCGGTTCCGACTGCTGCGGGAACTGCTGAGGTCGCCGTTCAGGTGGATTACGACAGCTTCAGGGTCGTGAGCCCGATTTCTGGTGGGATCTACTTCGGACAGCCTATTTCCATACCAGGCGTTGGCCCTCCTCACTGGATGGATGCTGACGGAGAGTCGGAACCAACGGTGGGGATAACGAGCGATTATCTCGGGACCGTATCCTCTTTCGTCGATGCTGGCGGCTACGTCACAATTGGTGTGACTCCTAGAATGTCTTTATGGCCGGCTGTTGGAGCGTGGATTCAACTCTACCGGACACGGATGCTCATGATCGCCCCGGTCTTCTCGGCATCGGTGACGGGACGACTGTACTACGTCTATCATCCATCGCGACTGGTGAAGGATACGGAGACCCTGGATCCGGTTGCGTCCGAGCACGCTGACGCTTTGATCGCCTACGCGGCATCGTGGCTGCTCCGCTCAAGCAACGACGGTCAGGCGGAGCGGTGGTACCTCGAAGGTCAGGAGATGCGGTCGGAACTCATGCAGGCGCTCGATCCGGTGGCCGATCAGGGGAGCCAGGCTCTTGGGAGCGCGTTTGACTGGATGAGAGACTACTGAGTCATGGCTCGTGACTGGCAGAAGCTCGACTTCGAGCACGGCTGGGCCGGCTTGGTGGATCGTCGCCAGCGGCTCGACTACGGGCTCAATATCGCCTCCATCGCCAAGAACATCGACTTCTTCGGAGGCAGCATCGGAAGACGTCTCGGGAGCCAGTATTTGAACGGCTGGGGAACGATCACGGAGAGCGGCTGGACCACTTGGGCGGGTCTGCTGGTTGACGCGAGCGGATTGGATACCACGGACACGTTGACCTTCTATTTTGCTAACGGTACGAGCGAGACCAAAGCCATTAGTACCATCGTCGGGAATCTGGTCACTCTCGCAACTGCTCTTAGTGCTGCACCGGAAGGTGCCGTCCCGGTCATCGCTCGCCGTCCTTTGGGTGGTGGAGCTGGAACGAGAGTTGATGGCTTGTTCCAGGCCAACTTTCGAGACGGAACCGCCAAGCTGCTCGCTGCCGCTGGTGCTGTGCTCTACGAGCTTCCGGCACTGGGTGCGGGTGACGGGGCAGCAACAGTATCGACTCAGTTTCCGGTAACGACCGTGCTTGCAAACTGGACCGTGACGAACACGGGAACGATTACGAGCGTCGAGGGACTTCAGGTCGGAGACAAGATCCAGATCGCTGGTCGGATGGGAGCGAACAAGTACATGACGATTACGGGTATCGCCCCGATCACCCGTGCGATCTCTATCTATCCCTATGCTTCGTCCAATCCTCAGCTCGGTGATGTGGTGACGTTCTATCCGATCTCCATTGCTGGGGACACGCACTTTGTGCAGCACAACAACGTCACTCATATCGTGGTCGATCACAGCGTTCTGGGTCTTGGCAGTGCCGGCGATACGCCTCCGGTGAAGTATTACAAGCCATCGGCGAGCTACGTGATTCAGCGCAGCGGCATCAAACCTCCGGTTCAAGGTGGTACCGCTCCTACGGCGACTCTTGCCACGAGCTCGGAGGCGACTGGTCTCGGGCAGGGGGACTACAGTTGGCGGATCAAGTTCGTGAACTCCGTCACTCACCAGGAGTCCGAACCGGGACCTGAGATCACCGTTACCGGCCTGAGTGCGAGCGTTTATCACCATGTGAACCTGGCGAACCTTCCGGTCTCCGTAGATCCTCAAGTAACGCACAAGCGGATCTACCGGAGCATGGCGCTGCCTTCCGGCGAGGCATCCGGGGCCTGGTACTACGAGGGGGAGATAACGAACGTCACGACCACGTTTCATTCGGAGATGGGAGACACGTTGCTTGGCACCTTGATGCGCGAGTTTCTGGACGTGTGCATCCCTGACGGCGTTTCCAACATCATACTCTGGCCTCAGGCCAACCGCCTGGTTGCTGTCGATGCAGAGCACAACACGGTGATTTTCAGCGATCAGTTCGACGTAGAGGACGGCACGTTCAAGTCGGAGTCATGGCCGTCCGACAACTTCATTCTCGTCAGCTACGATGATGGGGACCGGGTGCGGGCGGTTGCTGCGTTTTATGACAGTTTGATCGTTTTCAAGGAGAGATCCGTCTTCAAGGTCTCCGGCACTCCTCCTGAGATCAGCATCGAGCCCGTGATCTTCCGTCAGGACTTGACCAGCGTCGGCACGTTCAACGCGAAGGCTGTTGCGGTGGATCAGAACGAGATGATCTTTCCGGCTGCTGACGGAGTGTACGTGCTGAGCCGGTGGGAGGGTGGCGAGAAGTCATTCAACAGTGCTCGCCTCTCCCGTGAGATTGACAACGGTTGGTCCGACGTGAACACGAGCAAGGCGAAGCGAACCCACGCGGTGTTCTTCCGTGAACGTCGTCAGTACCGGGTGTTCATACCGATCAACCTGGAGACCGAATGCCAGCGTGCGTATGTCTTTCAGTTCGAGGGGGACATCCAGGGCAATCCGTATGGCTGGACTCAGTGGGCAATCGAGAGGAACACCGTGCCTGCGAACATCACGGCTTCTCATGTCGGTGCCGGCAACCCGGATACCAACTATATCGGCACGGATACTGGGGACGTGATCTGTCTCGACAACGGCAGGGCCGATCTTGGTGGGTTCCCGATTGATGTGGACTATGCGACCGGCTGGTTCACTCCAGCCGGCAAGGGTGCTCCAGCCAGGGGCCGTGCCGTCGATATTGCCTTCGGCCTGGAGGAAGATCTCAACATCGACCTTTCCGTCGAGACCGACTTCGGATCTCCGGACTTTCCGGTCAGCATGTCTGCGAGTGCTCCGACTGGCTTCCACCTGGACGTCAGCCACCTTGATGTCGATGGGCTGGCAACCGAGGTGAAGGAGGTTCGGGGTTCGGTCATCCTGCGTGCTCTTGGCGAGTACCATCGGATCCGGCTCCGTGAGTACAGCGCAACGGGCGCGTTTCTGATCCAGAACATGACGTACTGGTTCCAGGCGCTGCCGGAACAGGCCAAGCGCAGGGATTGGATACAGGACAGGGGATGAGCCGGTTCACGACGCCTAAGGTGTTCGCATCCAACGAGCCGGTGCTGAAGTCTGCCGATCTCAACGCGATCACTGCGGCGATTGCGGCCAGCTTGAACGGGATCACCAATGAGCAGGTTGCGTCCTGGGCTGCGATCCAGGGGACGAAGCTACTCGACAACACCTTGACGTCCACGAAGTTCAACGACCGGGCGGTTGACCAGGCGGCCCTGGCGGTGAACTCGATGACCTATGGCGTGGACTCCGATCAGGCCAACAGCATAAGTCATGTCGTCACCCTTGCGTGGGAAGTCCTGGCTACTGTTGGCCTTACCGTTGCGGGTGGCCCGGTACTGCTCCTGGGAGATTTCGGCGGCTACTTTGGGCACGTAGGTGTTGGTTTTGGTGCGGTGGAGGCGCGACTATCGAGGACTGGATACGGAGTAATCACAACAGTTCTGGAGCAAGAATCGACGATGGTGGCGGCGAATGCACAGCGTCCCATGTGCTTGGCGATAGTCGGGGTGGATCGCAGTCTGTCGGCAGGCGCATATACGTGGACTTTGGACGTTCGATGTTCAAGTACGTACAACGTGCCGGTAGTTCGGAGTTTTCAGCTCTTCGCAGTGGAGTTGCGTTAGCATGGCGACGTTCACGATACCGAAGGTGTGGGCATACGGGGCGGAACTCACGTCCACGGACCTCAATGCTCTGGTTGCTGCGATTGCCGCGAGCTTGAACTCGATCAGTGATTCTCAGGTAGGTGCGAGTGCCAACATCGACGGCTCGAAACTGGCTGACGCTCCGAATGGCATTCCTGGCGGGAAGGTACAGGCGGGAGCGATTCTCCAATCCAAGCTGGCTGCTGGAGCTTCGGATGTCGGGGTCACTTCCAGCGAGAGCTATTCAGCCGGCACGAAGGCGGCCAATCCCGGGCCGACGACGATTGCCACTGCGGCACGCACGGTCTTGGGCGGCTCGGTGATTCTTCTGGCGACCTGCACGGTCGAGCTGACACACACCGACACGGGGCTGACAGCAGTGAGTGCTCGTATCAAGCGTGACGGATCGGCGATCAGTACCGATGTGCAGGCAAGCGCGTCCGGACCTGTAAACGACATAGATGCGCTCTCGATGACGGTCTTTTTCGTGGACACGGGACAGACGGGATCGAAGACCTGGACGTTGGAGGTTCAGCGGGCGAGTGGGAACGCAACGGTTCTCATCCGTGACTGGCAACTGTTTGCCTGGGAGTTGACGTGATGGCTTGGGGCGATACCGAATTAGGCAAGGGCGCGTACAAGAACCCGATGGCAATTGGCAAGCAGGAGCGCAAGGCTCAGCGCCAGGAGCTGAAGGGGCAGGGTTTGCAGGGCAAGGAACTGAAGCAGGGGATGCAGGGCTGGAAGCAGGAGACTCGGGGCGAGCGTGCGGCTGCTGCTACCCAGGCGATGGTTCCCAGTGCTCTTCAGGGCTACGTGAAGCCAAAAGCGTTCGTCAAGAAGGTATTGCGTGGCAAGGAGCCGTACCAGGCGATCAAGCGGATTGGGGGGATCGAGGCTGCGAAGGAACTCTTCGGTTACAACGAGCCTCGTGCTCCTCTCCAAGAGAAGCTGCTGGGCGAGCTGGAGACTGGGCCGCAAGTGAACCTCATGAGAGGGGAAGGAGAGCAGCCTCTGTACGAGCTTGCGAGCCAGTACATGCAGGGGGCCAGTCCTGACGTCGATTACATGCGGGAGTCTTCGGCCACACTTCCGACTTTGGGTGCGTATGCGCGGGAACGGCTGGCTGAGGGGGGTCTCACGCCAGTCGAGGAGGCTGCGATCCGGGGCAGGGAACGGGGGACTGTCGAGAGTGGGTATCGTGAGGCCAGTCGAGCTGAGGCAGGCCGGCTGGCAGCGGCTGGGATGGATCCCCGCTCCGGAATCGCAGCTCAAAGGGCTCTTCAGCTACAGCGAACGAGGGCTGGGGGTCTGACCGACGTCGAGCGTGGCATTACCGAGCAGGAGTTGGCCCGCAAGCAGCAGATCGAGGAGTTGAACAAGGGTGTTGCCGGCCTTGAGGAGACGAGTCGGCTGGGTGACATCGCGGCGCAGCTCCGTGGTCGCGAGGGGTACGAGAACCTGATCACGAGCGGTGCTGGGCTGGGGGAGGCCGCTCGCAGGTTCGACGTGGGTGCTCTCACGGGTCGTCAGACGTCTTACGAGGGTTTGCTTGCCGATCTGGCGCGGCAGAGGGCGGCTGAGGGTCAGTGGGCTCTGGAGACTGCGGAGGGTGGTCGTCAGGCCAGGATGGCTAGGGAGGCATACAAGCAAGCCGGGAAGGCGATGGAGCCGGGAGCTTTGGATTACACCGGGGCGGTTCTCGGTGGTCTGTTTGGGTAGGAGTGAGCCATGCCAAGTCTTGCGGAACTTGCTCTTGAGAGGCGGCGGCGGATGTCGCAGCCGGAGGGTCCGTCGGGGGGTGGGGGGATAGCACCTTCGTTGTCGGAAGCTGCTGCGGGTCCGACTGCGAGTGGAGTGGCGGAGGGGCCTCCTGGGGTACCTCCTGAGCTTCAGGAGAGTCCCACGCCAACTCCACAAGCTGAGGCGGCACAGCCTCCATCCCCAGCGGCGGAGGCGCAGCGGCAGGCGGCTGACAGGATGCCTCAGAAGCCGGCTGTCGAGCCGAAGGCACCTCCACCCGAGATCGGGTACAGCACGAGCCCAGCCGCTTCTCAGGCGATGGCTGAGGCTGGGGCGAAGCAGCGGAAGGCGCAGGATATTGGTCAGATAGTGAGGGCGGGTAAGAACATCATCGGAGCGGCGGTTGGTGGTGCCGTAGGTGGTGCTGCCAGCTCTGGCGCAGGCGCTGGGGGTGTTGGAGGGGCTGGAGGGGCTGTCGCCCCTGGCACGGCTGCGGGAGCCTCCAGTGCTGGTGGTCAGCTTGGTGCCTTGGCGTCACTCCGGGCGGGCATGAGTCGC